GACAAAGCAATTTACATCATTTACATTTGAAATGGATTACAAATCAACTCATGACACACAAAGTGATAAACATTTTGTATCAAATTGTAAATGATCAAAGTTAATGCGAAACTTTTTTATAGATCTTTTCAACATCATATTTGATTATGTCATCAATTGCTCTTTCTATTTCCGCATCATTTTCAGCATCAGATAGCTGATCAGATGTTCTTGCTATTCTGCCTAGCAAAGCACAAGTATTATGATTCATCGTAACATCGTACAGAAACCAAGAATCAAACTGATCAATTGGATCGTACGGATTGTCGACTGTTGTAATTGCTGTTTTCATACAATCAATTGATCTCCTTTACAAATATTTGCTTACTGTAGAAGTAGAAATACCAAGTCTTGCAGCAATTTCATCAAGAGAATAGTTACTTCCAGCCATTGATTTAATAAGAGCTTTCTTCCCACTACTTAACTCTCTGTTGGTTCGTGGTGTGGCAAGCTCTCTAACTCTGTCTGGATCAGCTTTGGTAAGTATCTGCTTCAATTTAGTCTCTGATATAGCACCGGCTTGTATGGCATCCCACTCTTTGTCAGTAATGTTAATACGTGATTCCTTACCAGATGCTCCAACTTTATATCGGGCATTCGATAGGGCTACCTGCTTAGCCTTTTTAAGCTCCTTCTTGGTCATATCTGGATTAGCAAGCTGTTTCGCTTTGACTTCGGATGCCGCTATCAACTGGGCTTTACGCTCTTTAGGGGCATTCAGCATGGCTATATTAAGCTTAGCCATGAGATCTGATACCTCTTTTTGATATACTTGTCGAGCTGAACTGCTATATTCAATTTTGCCGGCGGATAACATCTCCTTACGGGCCTGATTAGCCATAGCCTTCATGGAGTTAGCGTAGTCAGCGTATACTTCTTCCTTTGGGTTCCCAGAGGATAAAATATGAGCATCCTTAGCCTCTGCCATTCTAGTGGATTCCTGCTCTCTGATACGAGTTTTACCAGTCTTCTTATCTACAAAGGTTTCGGTAACCTCTTTATATTTAAGTTCACCGGTCTCAGGATCTATTTTGGGAGTGCCGACTCGTTTAAGAACCATCTGTTTTGATTTGGCTCTCGATAATAAGGTTCCAGCACCCTCATGATATGTTCCGTCAGGTTCAGTTACACCCTGATATTTCTTTTTAAGACTTGCAATTGCATTATCGGCATAACTAGACTTATAGTCCAGCTTATGCTTTTCAGCATCAATAACAACCATCGAGTGTTTAACTGCTCTTGCCAGCTCGTCTTCAGTAGCTCCTTTGAGAGTCATATCAGTAATAAGATTTGAAATAATACCCATTTCAGTCTGGGTGTTCTTCATAATCTTATATTCTGCACCATTACGGTAATAATGTTTATTACCTTTGGCATCCGTAGTTACTTTATCACTACCGTATGTATCTTTAGGTTCAAATCCTTCGAGATCTTTAAGTGGCGGCTTGTGAGAAATCTTAATCTTACTGTTTTCAGAGTTACACGGAATAACCATGACAGTGTCGCCATCAAAATCTGCTCCAGATAATATATCAGCTGTACGAGAACTGATACCGATTGCATCTTTTGCTGCTGTACCAATAACATCTTGTCCTTCTTTAATCTTATTATTAACTTTAAGAATAGGAATTTCGAATGTTCCGCCATGAGGAAATCGTACAAGGGCTACAGTTTCACCATTTTTATATCCTGGTGCATAAACCTCTTTATCAGATACTGAAGTAAGAGGCAAAATAACGTGATATTTCTGTCTTGGAAGAGCTGCAGCATCCAAATGTACTGCAACCGAATCACAATCATTCGCAAATGACTCTAGCAAATTCTTTTTAACAGTAGGATTCGTCAATGCCATAATATCATCGAATTCCGACTGCTTATCGGCTATCGCCATCTTTGTTTGCTGTTTAATAAGACCGATATTTTGTTTACCAAGGAACTGTGATGACAGTTTATCTGTCCAATCAGCCCAGTCGCCTTCTTCTCGTGTCTTATTAATTAAAGACTGATGAGTTTTACCGTCCGAACCGATATATTCGCTCTGTCCTTTAGCTTTAATCAAAGCACCGAAAGGATTATCTTGATCAATATTTCCATCTTTGTCGTGCTTAACTTCTTTGAGAACATCTCTCATTGATTTGTCTTTGGACTTGTTGGTGTTAAATAAAACATCAACACCTTTTGGAAGATTGTCAGAATATACTGCCATACCTTTCAAATATCGATCGCCATCAACTAAGATTCGTACCTGTGCATAATGACTTTCGCCGAGATCAAGGTCTTTTACACCTCTTCGAAGCTCAATGACTCCGTCTTTATTAGTTCCCCCATCTTCAGCATATCTAATTGCTAATCTCTTTGGGTCCATGCTGACTGGAAACTTAGTTTTAGAAAATGTCTCACCATTATCTCTGGAAGTGTATTCACTAACTGAATGAATATGTTCATAGTCAAAAGGTGCGCTCTTTGGAGTTCCTTCTGGTCCGACAATTCGTAAGTTGGTTTTCTTTCCAGGATTGGTTGCCTGTGGTACAGATCCTTTCCATACCTGGTAACCTTCTTGTTGCATGATATAAAGAGCTTCGTTCAGTTTCTCTTTAGAAACCCCAAGCTCTCTTTCAACACCTACCCCAACATCTAATACAGCTTTAGGATCGTCTTTAAGTTTTTCTTTCAAGCATTGCTTTAACGTATCAGCTGTCTTTTTTGATTTGTTCATCCTGGAAGCAGATTGGTCATTCAGCAAAGATCGTACTGACGAATCATTCTTAAATCCCATAGCTTTAGCAATCTCATTCAAAGATTTACCGTCTGCTCTCATGGATTTAGCAGTCTGAACGTCATATGTTCTTTTCTCGTCTTTAGCCAAAGCGTACTGTACTCGAAGCTCTTTGGTGTTAGACAATCCCATAATTTTAGCAATTGCTCTTTCTCCTGTAAGAATCTCACCAGTGGATTCATCAACTGCTGTGGCATTAGATTTCTTAAGACTCTGAACTCTCGCCATGAAATCCGCTGAATGCTGATATGGATTATCACCAGATCCCCATGGATATCGCCCTGATCTTCTTGGCATACCGTAATGAGTTAGATTATCTTCGTCATAAAAGTCATCTTCACTCATTGTATAAAAATCATAAACTTCGTCTAACGGCGGGTTTTCTTCATACATTTCTTAATCCTCCATCAAAATATCATTTATCAACTGATTAGCATTCTTATATTGATCTATTATTAACTGAACATCATTAGGATCAGGATTGTGATACAGTACTTCACCAGACTGATAAATGCGAAGCTCCATTTCAAGGTCAACTGGTTTGTAGTTATAATTCAAACAAAATAAAGCAGCGTAGTTTTCAAGCTGAAACATCTTTGCCGGAGTGTCGCCGGTCTTCAAATCATGAATTCGTAACATTCCGGTTCGTTCCACGGAATCCAAAGAAGAAATAGTATCTGCAGTTCCAAAGCATAAGTTCGACAAATATAAAATTTGTTCAGGAACCATGCGGTGCTTAATACCATCGTTCACATAGGTCATCAAATTCTGATACTTAGCATCAAAGTCAATAGCTCTTTCGATAACAGCTAAAGGAATTTTGTAAGTATCAATTAATGATAACAATACTTCGGATTTGGAATATCGGGTCAACTTAATTCTATTTTTGATATGAGCTCTAGCAATATCATGCAGAGCGGTTCCTATTTCTGGAATATACTTTCTCGCCCAGTATCGAATAATGTCTTTATCCGTTTTATCAATAAGACATACTGAACTGGGTGAAAACAATGCATGTTTACCTACAAGGTTCGAATACTTCTCGTAGTTCATTTAAAACTTCCTCCTTGTTCTCAGGATATACAAATCGTGAGAATGACATATTGTTCATTTTATCTACGTAATATTCCTGATTAGGTCTTCTACTTGCATTGCGATTTCTCTTACATTCCAGGGAGGCCCATTTGTCACGATATAGAACCAGGAGGTCTGGAATACCCTGAGTGTCGGTCGGGTCAGTCTTCAAAACAATGCAACCGTTAAACATTGCTCTAAGATCTTTTTTCAATTCTGCTTGAAAATTATTTTCTAATCGCGACATCGTGTTACCTCCCTTCTGAAATGTACTGGAGAAAATTATTATGAGTAAACGAAAAGAGAAAGTGTAAGTATGGGAAATGCCCATATTACCTCTCTCTTCATAAAAGCCCATGTATTTTTCGCGTGCAAAATAAAAGACCCATAATCGGGTCTATAAAAAATTATTTCATACGATTGTCATTAAAATCATAGTACGGTATTAAATCGTTAAGTTCGCATTTAAGTGCTTTAGCGATCAACATTATAGATATAATATTTGGAATGCTATCACCATTACAATATCTGCTTATAGCGCATTCAGTAAGTCCAGTCTCTTCTGCGACATCTTTCTGGCAATGTCCAGCATCACCAATTGCCTTTATGAGTTTTCGTGGAAAGAACTCTTTTGCTAATTTCTTAAGGCGATCATTATCGTCCGCCGTAGACACATTTAAACGCATTATTGAATTCGAGAAATAGTTATACCGGAATATGTCACCATCTTTGAAAGTAATATCGATTGAATTTCTACCATACGGCGTCCATTCAGCAATACTGCTTTCATCGCCCAAAAGATGCATCTGTACATAAGTGTCATAAATTTCATCGTACCAGTCTCTTCTTTTCTCGCTTCTCATAAAAATCCTCCTTTTTCGTCAAAAACCTTAAAATTTGCTGAAAATGCCGTTTCGTCCACTTTTTCGCCAAAAAGCTATATTATTATATACTGAAATTATACTATAATATAATTTATATATGTTTAATATAATTTTCACATATATAGGTTAAAACCCCCTAAAAAGTGGGAAAAGTGGACGGATTTGGACAAATTTTACTATTTTTCACAGAATTTTCACAATTTCAAGTGTCACTTTTTACAACTCGTCCACTTTTGGTCCACTTTTTGACACTTTTAAAAATAAAAGTGGACGGCTATTTTGGGCCGAAATCAGCAATTTTCAGTCCTAAAACGCCGTATTTTAGTCTTATTCCAGCCCATACTTTCTACGAAATTCTGTGATTTTGTCTCCTAAATCATCCCTATTTTTCTGATCGACAACAGTATATTCAGCAAATATATTAGCCAGTTCGTTAGCCATAGTCAGATTCGAAGATGCCTCCAGCTGCTCCTTTAATTCAGCTTTTTCTTTCGCATGTATATCGCATATCTTCTCAATTGAACCAGACAAATATTCATTTTTCTTCTGTAAATCTTCCCGCTCTTCCACCAATCTGACGTTTTCTTTCTGAAGAGAACTGCTCTGTGTTTTTAGCTCCTCGTTTTCTGCTTGAAGCTTAAAGCACCTTTCTCGTACACCCTCCTTAATAAAGTTATCTAAATCCAAAACAGCAAACCCTCGATGCAACCTACGATTTTCAACCGTCAACTGTTTATATAATTCATAATATTTGTTACGCTGACCCACCAAAGTCGAACACTGTGTTCTCATTTTTTTGATATTATCTGAAAATTCTTTATTGTCTTGTCGCAACTTATCATTCTCTTTCAGCAGCTCTCGATTATTGTTTCCAAGACATTCAACCTTATCTGACAATTCTTTATTCATCTCAGAACGCCGAATATTATCATCTTCCGAATTTTTCAATGCAGATTCCAGCCGTCTAATCTTTTCTCGATATAATACCACCAAATCTTCCGGTTCTATATATCGGACAGTGCTAAGAACTTCGTCAATGTCTATTTTATTCAGTTCGCATTCGAAATACATACCCATAACATTTATCTCCTTTTCTTATTAGTTTCTAAACTCCAAGTTTCGTCATCATAGTATGTAAATACAACTTCCAGTCTGTTCTTTAGCCTCACACGAATCCTACCAATCCCACAAGGTGTCCACTTCACCATTTGCTCCGCCAATCCCGGCCACTCTCTTTTAAAAATATCAATTATCTTCATGATTCGCGACAACCACCTTTACAGCATTCAAATTATAGTCATTCATACAACAGCATGTGCAATCAGCAAAGCCGATGAATAACAGAATTATTAATAATAAACAATACATAATTATAAAAGCATCCTCCTAATCTAATACATACCACATGATCACAAACCAGATTATACTGATAGCCATTAAACCATACAGTATCATCACTTCCACACCTTTCCTGTCTTTTTGTCAGTCAACACGATCCGACCTTCCACATGAAACCCAGCAAGCTCACAAATATAAAAGATTGTGTTAAGCAAGTTATAGAATCTCTCATAATCCCTGCCATACTTTTTCTCATCGGCTTCTACACGCTTCATAGCCTTATAAGCAGTCGGGTCAAAATATCCAGACCCGTTCCTGCTTAAATCTTTATCGATTGCTTTACATCTTTCACTCATCTTTTCTGCACCTTCCTAAATAAAACCTTTCATAACTAAAATATAAGTCAGACATGCTGCTAAACCAGCTGTAGATGTAATCCAAGCAACAAATATCGCAAAAAGATTTTCTTCGTCTGTCATAAGCATGTTGAGCAAGCCTAATATGCCTGTTATTGCAAGCAGTACAATAAAAACCACAAATCCAACACAAAAATTACTTATTATCATTTAAAAACTCCTCCTCAAATGCTCCACCACTGTATATATTCCAGTTTCGTCGATCTCGAACAATCGAATTGTTACTTGTCATAGAAGTAAACTTAAATATCCGCCCATCTTTTAAATAAACAGTACGTTCAGCACGAGAAACTTTTGACAATTCATGCATATTACCGAATGTAAATGCATCCATTAACTGCTTAGCACTCTTTGATGTATCTGTCACAACCAAATATAAAACTTTATTCTTTTTATCCATCAATACCACTTCTCCTTAAGCTGATTTATTGGTGTTCCAGCTACTCCAGCGCTTTCTCCGCTGTCTGTAGACTTAAAAAAAGCACCCTCGCGCTGAGGGTACATAAATTCAAACATTAAATAATTGGCAGCATCACAAAGATACTCAGTGTTACCTGTCTTCAAATACTTCTTAACACACATATCATGACTTTCCAGTGCATTAACCAATTTCATCCCAAAGTTGTCAGATGCTGTACCATATTTATAGTAGCTAACCTCTACACGATTCTGCCGTAATTCATCAAATCTGTCCGAATACTCTTTCGGCAACTCTGTTCCTAATCTGCTCATATATCTGTTTCTCCCTCAGCCTTTATACGATTTTCATGCAATCGCTGTCTCTCCTTATATTCTTCTGACGAGATCTCAGTAAACGATATTTCACTCTCTTTAAAATATCGGTTTATCTCCACCTTGTCCCCGTTTGCTCTTATGATATATAATATAGCAATCGTATCATAATCCCCATTTTTTCGGTCCGTCAGAAGTTCTTCACATACAATAACGTCTGGTATGCTACTCGGCACGTATGGAAAAGTGAGTGGATACATCTCATTATAAATACTTGCTATGAAACCGTTATGCCAGCTAAGATGAGGGTTCGAATTAGACGTACAGTAATATCTATCTACATCACTGTAAGTTACTATTCCATCTTGAGCAATCTTTTTATGCAAACTACTCATTCTCTTACACCGATAAACCTCACTGTCGTCTGCACCATTGTATGCGTATTCCCATGTATCTTCTGTATCTTCTATAGGAGTAAGCGGTTTTCCATCAATCAGACGATTGAGAATATCTTTTGTAAATCCAATACTCATCCCACTATGTCCGTCACCTAAAAGACTTTCAAAAGCTCTGAGAGCACTATCATAACAAGCACAGCCGTAATCCCACTCATCCTCTGGCTTGTCTCCCCTTTCTCTCTTACTTGCAATAGCAATCTCATTTTTAGCTCATTCTAACATACTCATTATTTACTCAATCCTCCCATACGGTCTATGTCTAAATTGTTTCTCTGCTACTTCACATCTTCCATCTCGCTCCATACGAGAATATCGGCACTGCTGACCATGTAATACCTGTTCTCGTTCAGCCCGCTTTTCAGACGAGCTCTTCTTCATATCATGACTCACTACTGTTACCTCCAAAATACTGTTTCACAAGATAATCTAAGTATCTCTTCTTCGCTATTTTTATTTGTCGTGCGCGTCTCATAGGCTTTCCTGCCATTTTCTGACGGTTATTAACGATAATACGTATGGAACCGTCCCGCCTAACATACAAGCGACCGAGCCTCTTTTTCAAGTTCCGATTAAGTTTCCTATTCCATGTATGCTTAGGTTTCATTCCTTCTCCTCCCACTTTACAGGTTTCTCTGTATAATAATTAAGTGGATTATCTAAACACTCAAAACAAGGATCTTCATGCTCTGGACAATCCGTATGCTTACAAATACCACAGTATTTCTCATAATTTACTTCTCTTAAATCACTATCAACTACCATCTCATACCTCCTGAAATAAACATAATAAAAAGAAAAGAGCCTGTGTTAAACACAAGCCCCAATCGTGCAATTACTTAACTTTCAAAAACGCCTCAACGGTGTCTTCATGCATTACCAATTTTCCGATTTCTTCCAAAGTGTTCGGATCAAAGAACTTACAAAGCTTATACGGTCCATAATCATAGTTCCGATTACCGTCTAACATTTGCTTCTGTGCTTCTCGCCATGCTACTTCAAATTTTTTACTTTTACGTCTTCCTAACGCAATCATTCCAACCGGAATAGCAACGCAAACAGCACAATAACCAATGATTAAACCGTAATCATCCCAAAAATCTTTAACCTTTTCAGCTCCATTCTTTGCCTTTTCTTTGACTTTTTCGTTTAACATAATACAATTCCTCCTTGATTGTTTTTATCTGTTTCTTGCATATAAGGAGTTGTAAAATGTGCGTGTCAATCTTCTTGACACAATGGAAAAGGAATCCAACGTTCATCGGATTCTTGACCAAATTTTTGTTGAAGATCTGTACACATCTCTATACATTCATGATAGTTTGTGAATATCCTAGGAAATACCATATTAATGTATTTTCCATCCGCATACGTTCTCACACAAATATATAACATAACTTATTCCTCCGTATAATCTTCCACTGTTAACCCGAAACACCATTTAATCATTTTTTTCTGAAACCAATTAAAATGATGATCAATGATAAAAGTCACAGTATATAATTTTCCTAAAGATACTTTAGAACCATTTTTTATTTTAGGTATCAACGCATCCATTGATTTTCCAAGCTGTTCACTCACTTCATAACCCTCCATTCACCAACACTTTCCCTGCGATATTTCTGAAGTTGTAGTAATGCATCTATAAAAGTATCAAGATCTCTACTGTCATCAAAAATCAGTTCCGCATTGTTTGGTCTGCTTAATTCTCCAATGGTATAATCTGGAACATTTGGCTTTACAATGTTCATTCTTATTGATTCACCAGTAGCGTTTAATCTGATTTTTAATTGTGTTACATTTCCGCCATCATAATTACTATCAGTACGTATTCTCATAACTAAGTCCTCCAAATATAAAAGGCCCTCCGAAGAGAGCCCATTATTACTTATTGTATTTTGTCTTGGCACCAAGAATATCTTCCACAGCTTCATCACTCATAAGAAATCTTCCCAAACGACTAGGAGCTGTTTTTCGAAAATCAAGTGTCATTCCTTTTATGCCGTGTTCTCTTGCATAGATCGTCATAATATTTACACAAGTATTAAACGTATCTTCGTCCACGGTTAATGTCGCCTTGACTTCAATCGTTAATTCTCCGTCTATACTGCTATCAGCTATTTTCGCCATATTTACCTCCCTGTCCCATAGGACTTCCAAATATAGCTTTCTTCGGCAGAGTGTCACGGTCAGTGTCATCAGGCATTTCCGTCATCCCAACCAAAGTGTCTTTAGATGTTTGATCAGATATTCGACCAACATCTGGATTAATGCATTCGTTCTGAGTATACCCATACCCAGGTTCCAACATAGGCGATAAACATCCAAATTTTTTCTCCACAATAATCAACTCAGAATATGGTAAACCCTCAATCCACTTATAGAACTCTCGCCACTCGTCAAGCTTGTGATTTTTCCGCTGTCTGTAAATATTCGCCAGAACCTCATAATTAAACATAACATTACGAGTCTGGTTATAGCTGCTTGGAAGAAGCTGAATCATCTGCCACCAGATTTCCTTATCTTTTTTACCAAAGCATTTTATATTACCGTTTTCATAACGTAGATTACCACCGTTCAGATAAACATTTCTGAATACATTTAATGCGTCGATAGTGTCTTTCAATACGTCCATCGACTGTCTTATACAAATATGTTCGCAACTGAAATCTTCTAGTGTAAACTCATTAGCCGCAATCTTATGCATCGTACTACAAGAGTTCGCAACAGTACCAACTTTATATGTATCAAATTCTTTCCACCAATACAACGGAGCCGTAATCCTCACATATACCGGCATCATTCTCATATATTTTCGATGCTCTGTGCCCGCATCGGAAAGACGCTGCATGAGTGAGTGGTCGTTTTCTCCGAGATGAAAATGGTCGGCATCCACGCATCCAACTTTATCACAACTATAGTAACATTTTTCAGTTGGATTACAGATATCGCTATCACTCTTCTCCCATGAGTTCATAGGATTCCTCATACCTTCAATAATAAATTTCATCTGCTCCGGACTCGCCAGAACTACATTTTCGAATTTAATGCTCATTCACAATACCCTCCTAATGTAATATCGGATTCAACTTCAATAATTTTTACTTCGTCTTCAGCTCATGATTCCAGATTTGATTTTTCTCTTTTATTTTCTTCGTTCATTTCCAAAATCTCCTTTTCTTTTTATTCAAGCCATTCGTTATCAAGATAATAAAAACCGTGAACACATACTCCGATTAAAATTATCCAGACAATCCAGAATAACCATAATTCAAAATCAGATTCTAAGCGATCTACAGTTTCGTTAATCGTCATATTTTCATAGAATGGCGAATTATTTTTTATTGTTTTATTTTTTAATTCTGTAAATATCGTCCCGGTGTACTTCAAACCAACACCATAGTATTTGAAGCGTATATGCGAGGATTCTTTTAAAGTATCAATATAATTATCATTCGGTAATTGAATCTTCTTACTTGAAAATATGTGTTTCAAAAAAGATATCTCTTTACAACTCCTATCCTCACTTCCAACATAATCCCATGACCAATAAACTTCGGTTGTGTAATATGTATGAGATTTTCCGTTCACAGTCCTTGTATGAGCCACTTTACGGGTATGTCTCGTGTAATGCTCTTCAACCTTTCGTACATACATATACTTCCCACCAATTTCAGGATAAGTAACAGTATCGACAGCTTCCAAATTACCATACACAAATGCATTCCCGATATCAGTTCGCATACCGTATTCAAATAGTTCCTGGTCTTCGATCTTTACGGCTTTATTGTATTTCTCGTTTTCATCCATCAAATGATCCGATATTTTACCGGAAATTATAAAACCAATAAATAACAAAACCGCTATAATGGATATACTTGCTAAGATTTCTCTTTTTGTAATTTCAAAATCTCCAAAATCAAATCTATTTTGGTTCTTCATAAGCTTATTCCTCGAACAGATTCTGTGGTGCATCAACCGGAGCTTCATAATCCAAATAGGTATACTCCTGAACCTCATATCCAAGAATATTTAAAAAGATTCGTGTAGGAAATTTTCTCACATATCGTCTGTACACTTTTATCTGTTTGTTATAATTACTGCGATATTCTGCTATTAGATTTTCTGTGATAGAGAGTTCGTTCATAAGTTCCTTATAATTTTCATTAGATTTTAATTCTGGATAAGCCTCACTTACAGCGGCAATCGTTGTTGTAACATTTTAAATATCTCCGGTGGAAGTGCGTCCTTCAACGATGGCGGTAAGTGTATCAGCTTCATGCTTATCGTACCGTTTCACACAATCCGCAAGGTTATAAACCAAATCTACGCGTCTTTTTTCCTGAACTTTAATGTCCGAATCAGCCATGTTCACCTGTTCTTCCAGTGAGAATGCTTTATTCTGTGAACTCTGCACTCCGAATACACCTAACATGACAACCGCAAGAATCCCCGCAACAATAATAAGAATTAATTTTAAATTTGATTTTTTCATTTCAGTCATCTTTCTTTTCCTCCTTATCTGGCAATACTAAATACGGACAATTGATACAAAACTCCTGCAAATAATTTATGTTCCGACTTCCGCCGACAAGACCCTGGCAACATCCAAATACAGCATATCCTTCATCTTCTCTTTCAGAATAGCATTTATCATAATCCGAAACGAAACTTTTTAATATAGATGTCGCTGGCATAATTAAAAATAAAATAACCAATAATTTAATCATTACATTCATTCTTCCTCCCTTCCAAATACAGTTCAATCTCATCACAAATATCATAATTTGCACAATATACGCTTATTACAGTTGCTACGACCTTATTATCACCGTACATTTTAGTGCAGGTTGATTCTGGCGAACATTTTGGACAGTTCTGACATTTTTCTTTATTAATATTGTTTCTAATCTCAATCATTTCCCGTTTCCTCCAAATATTTTCTCCGTATGCGTATCAAATCAAAATATTCGTCTTCTGTTATTTCATACGTATGGAAGATATACCCGCACTTGTCGCATTTCCGGAAACGCTTTACTTCTCCGGAATCAACATCTCTGGTATCTTTAACGACTGCTCTGCCATCACCGCACCTAGGACAAATCATCTTTCTTATCCTCCTATAAATACATAAATATCAGTTTAATAGCAGTTACTGCCACGCACAGAATATTCAGCACCAACCACAAAGCCGTTATAGAATACCAAATCTTCTCTGCACCCTTCTCTACATTTAATGCATACCGAACATTGGCAGATGGCCTCTTGAAATGTATTCGTATCATAAACAGATTCACCAAATATAAAACTATAGACACTGCAGTAAATTTAATCATAATGAATACCACTCCTCCCGATTACTATTACACTTCTTATCGTCATCAGGCTCGCATGTATTAGGTTCTTCCGGTGTCAACTCATCTTTCAGAAAACTCTTGATATGATCACAAAGATTCTTATGTTTACAGAAAATATGAATGTCTGTATCAGCATATTTGACGCCATCATAATGTTTATTCATCTCAACATCAGCTTTGAACCACGGACACTTATAACACATATTTGCAATATTTAAGATAGGTTTAATCATCTTTCTCATCCTCCTTACGACGCTCTTCTCTACCATCAACAATACCAAGAGTCAGGCCGATAACACCCATAATTAACACAAACACACAAAATATAAGCCAACTTATAATACTCATAGCAACCACCTCCTCTTTGAAAATATCAATATTAAACTCATTGGAACTGTGAGAACTCCTGCTGTCATATCTCCGCCAGACCAATCAGCTACTAAAAAAGTGAGGAGCAGCAATGCCACTCCCCACAGCTTCTGTTTCGTAAAATATAAACTCTCTGCCAAACGTTCAGCCTTTCTCCTACGAATCTGATTTTTTCTCTTTTTCAAGTCCAATACGCAGTCATGATAACCGTATTCGTAACCAAGTTTGCTCCCGTCGATATAACCAGAAGCCTCTCCGATTTCGTAGGAAAGCTGATCGATAGTGTCATTTATAACTGCCATTCTTGACCTCCTGGAACGCTTTCAATAATATGACTCTTACTCCGTACTTTCACACCCTTTCTCCTTTCGTAATATAATCACCGTGATGACTCATTTTTCGAACTTGATTATAGTGGTGCTGGTTTCTCCGTTCGTCTTCTTCAGTTCCTGGTAAATTGGTCTTATCCTATTTCCGAACTCGATCAGAGCTGTACCGAACATTACTATCTCCATTGGACCTAACTTTTCGGTATTGTCGATAACATACTTTAATATTTCAGTCGCCGTACTAACTTCGTTTACGAATTCCTTTGTAGCATTATTAATATAACTCATAATATTTCCTCCATTCAATTAAGTAGGAGCGTGAGTAAATTTATTCTTCCTACTCCAAGCTCCTTCGTTAAATTTCTTCTTACTTACTAATGCTCTGCTTATAGCCAGATCAATACTGGCACGGCTCTTCAGATGATAGTAATATAAGTCCTTATATCCAGTATTTAATCGGTCTATACGCCCCGCTGCCTGCTCCATAATTTTGTAACTGTAATTTTGGCTGTAAAACACGATCGTATCAGTTTTAATACAATTCCATCCTTCAGCCCCGGCGGTGTACTGCACCAAATATACCCATGAATCGCATTCCGGTATTGGCTGGTGCTTGTGTCCATTCCATTCTGCAACTTCAACACCCTCTCCATAATACTGTGATTTAAGAAGCTCCAACTCATAATCAAAATTGTAGAATATAATCATCCTCGGATGCTTCTCAAATAGTTCCATAGTTGCTACCAATCTACTATCATCAGAATTCACCACCTTTCTTAATGCGTAACACAGCTCGGCGGCTGTCTGAAAAGGTTCATTCTTCCAAATATCCCATCGATTCTTCATCATGTCCTTATAAACGATTCTGTTATACTCAACATAAACATCTTCATGATGTGGTGTCGTTGGTCTAATAAATTCCATATCGACCAATATAGAATTCCTCAACCTAATAAGTCGTCCAGTGTTAAAATATCGTTCTATCTTCGGATACTTAGAAAACCTTGAAAACACGCAATGTTCCTGATTAAATTCAGTCCTGTTTTTATAGAAACCATTCGCAATAAACACCGGAACATAATCTTGCCATGTATCTCCCGGAGTTGCTGATAACAATATCCAATCATTATGCTTTGCAATTTTTATAAACGATTTAACCCAAGTTCCTTTACCAACAACTCTTTGTTCATCAAAAATAAAGAAAGCTCCTTCCACATTGCTATATTTAGATACATTGTTCCAGCTATCTATTACTATCTGTACCTTGTTAAGACTCTTCTCTGGATCTTTATCCAATCCGAACGGAAGAAGTTCGCCTTCCCACTCAAGAGTGTCTCTCTTACGTGCTGTTGTAATAATATAAAGATTCTTTGCGTCTGGTTTCATAGGTTTGAGTGGTTCAAGTCTCCCACCATTTTGCGTAAAATAATAAGCAAGTGAGGTCCGAGACTTCCCAGACCCCACACCACCGCAAAGAATACATCCGTTTTTCATATTACGGATAGCTTCTTCTTGATAATCATACAGAAAAGCCATTTACTCCTCCGGATACTCCTGTTCAGCATACTCTGCATCCAGATCATCCTCACAAATCGTTGCATACAGACGACTCAGGAATGCTTTGATGTGCCATTCTCCTGAATTTTCATCCTTCCACCATCTTGCTCTGACCGTCAGATCCACCTTATCCAGCTCAGCTCGATCCAGTCTTGCAATTGTGTCTTCATTAAGTTCATGCTGTCTTTTTCTTGTACACATATAAATATGAGGCAGACGTGTATCATTCTCGTCAAACAGATGCCCCTCACGATCACGGTAAGATATAGCCACACGCATCTGGTAAATTGGATCGTAATTTGGATTGTCTGGAATAATGGTTCTCACCGGCCATCCATCATTTGCCATCTCCTGTGCAATATCTGGATTATCGATTCCCAGTGTGATTTCTCGTCCATATCTACCACCACCGAAATTTCTGAATCGGATATGTGCGTCACGGATTGTGATTTTTTTAATGTTGTAGTTTGGTTCTGTAAATTTTGGCATTTCTTTAATCTCCTTTAAAATATAATTTTAGAAAACAAAAAGACCCAGTGTAAACTGAGCCTTTCTCATAGTTCCGAAATATCATTCTTCGGTTTCTTTGTTTGAATCTTCTTTACAGTTTCTTTCCTTAGAATTATCATCTTTATTCGTGAGTTCAATATAAGCTTTCATCGCTTTGTATTTACACTCATAAAATCCAATAAAGTATCCTGCAAGTCCAACCACTGCAAATTTAACATAATTCATCATTCTTTTGTCCTCCTTAGAATATAAATGTTCGTTGCCATATAAGAATGTGTAATTTATGCGAACGGTAATTCTTCAGGAGTATCTTCAGGGATGTTCATAAACTCTGGCATTTTCTTTGGAATCGGTACAGGCTCATCGGATCTAAACCATTCAAAGTCACAGTACTCAGAAATATCATGTACTGCGTCTGTTACAAGTGTGTCGAAATATCCACGATTGATATCTGCTTCCTTGTGCATGTCTCGCACCATTTCAGATTCAAGCCAACGATATCCAGTGGTACCGGTTGCTGCATAATACGTACCGTTCTGCTCTCTCATCAGTAATCCGCCATGACAACCATCTTTAATAGGACAGAACTGACCAACTTTTCCAATGAAAATATAAGCATGTCCGTCTGAAATCTGTTTATTAAGTGTATCGATCTCTGTATCCCATTCTTCAGGATAGGTCTGACCCGGATTATCTTTCTGGAGTTTCTTAATCTTCTTCTCAAGCTTATCCAGTTCCTTCTCCAATCCAGACACATCCTCCAAATCCTCGTTCATATCCAAATATAAAGCTGATTTGACGGAAAATGTCTCACAAAGATCTTCAAATTCAATGGCTTCTTTACTGAACAATGTCTTGAACACATAAGGAACCTTAAACTGATCACCAGTCGCAGTCCACTGTCCCGGATGCTTCTTGTTGTCTTTCGGAATATAACCATACATAGCTTCACACTGTTCCGGTGTGGCATATTTTGCAATGTATGTAGACTTATTCACCAAGCACATCTTTTCATAAGTTGCCTCATGTTCAAATGTATAACCGTATTTCTGAGCAAAATCCATAGCAAATTTGATGATTTCCGGTGTTGCGTTCGGAATTTTAATAGAATCGGTCTTAATGTGAGCTACTGTAAATCCTCTTTCCTGTACAGCATGTTTTAAATCAACCATAAATAACGCTCCGCGAAGAGCGACAATATTGTTTTCATTACGAGGATCTTTAAACGGATTCTCAAATCCTGCTGATGTAAGACCATACACAGAGTTAATAGCTGTCTTCAACGCGTTTGCCAGATCGTCAGATGACATTTCGCCATCTTTAACCCTCTGAATAAATGGTGTAAGTTTACCGCACAGCATATGATTGACTTCTTCCCATGCCTCATGTTTGATGCTTACTCGACCCTCTACAACTTCACGATATGCTCGTGTATATATCACGCCAAATAAGCACTCAGCAATTGTGCTATGCGGATGCATGGAAGCAATATCCAGCAATGCAACCAGAATATGCATACCAGGTTCAGAATATACATATCCACCTTTACCAACGTCCTCATCACGATAAGTATTCTTACCGAATTCGTATTTGTATCCAGGAAAATATGGTAACAGACTTCCTGCTTCTCCGTGAGTCTGAGACATCATTACCGGACAAGCTTCGGATAAGAACTCATGCATCTCTTCATCCATATCAAAAACCGGTTCAGCAAGATCTCTCCAATGAAAATCCGACTGAGGTGTTTTGTTACCACCAAATATAATTCTAGTTGTGAGCGTGTTCGTGGTATCATTGACCGTCATACCTGCCAAATCTGCCAGAATCTGTCTTGCTGTCCAGTCAGCCTTCAAATAATGGAAAGCTGCTTCAGTAGCAACAACATCGTTACAACAATATTCGGCTACCTTATCCCAAAGTTTCTCCGGTACTGGCAGATCCCATGGTAATCCCAGTTCCTGATGATGTGTTCCAGCTTTAATACTCTTGATTTCCGACTCTGTATAGCCTTTCTTAATTAATTCTGCTTCCGTAATATGTCCCATCTCGATTTCAAGCTTCTTAAGGGACATCTTATTTCCGGCAGACGCAAAGTCATAAATATCAGTGTATGATATATTATAAGCTTCTCGGAAGAAACAACTACGGTCTTCATCTTTTTTATCTTTGTTAATGATTCGTTGTGAAAGAATATAAAGTTCCTGATTTGTGTATCCCTGCATCCACGCATACATAATATGATTGTCATATCTTCGACAGTTAAAACCAACCAGATTGTACTGGCAAAGTCTTGTAATATCTGTACGAGTCGGATTGATCAACCGATACACCGCTTCTCCCCCATCAAATTTATAGCAGACAACAAACAAATTGGGAAATACTTCAACATCATAAAAAGCCAGCCTGTCATCGTTACTGACCGCTGGTTCCGCATCTACGTCTTTTGATTTAAAATGCATATTGTCAACTTTGCTCATACAGTACTCAGCTTGATGAGAGCTATTCATAGCAAATGCCATGATCTTCGGATACATATCTGATACGTCATAATGAACGCCACTGTTCCACGCATCTTCAAGAATCTTGTAAATATGATCGATACTCGGTTTGGTTGCTGGATGTATCTCTTTACAAAGATTCTTCTTAATTGTTGTACGTAACCCTTTCTCCGTGGTTACAATATTCATGTTTACCATATTTTTCTCCTTTTTTAAAGGAAGACCAGAACTGATCGTAGCAATCGGAATATCGTTACACTTTGTAAGCATTCGTCTGAGAGAACTCTTTCCCGTGAACACCTTCACTTCAATATGTTCAGAATATAAACGGTTTAACTTTGTAATATCCCCATTGTAAATATAATGCAAATGAATACCAGCACCAGATTTGCTAAGTTCGGCATATGTAGCCGGCCATTTACTAGCTGCTTCCAGATTCTTTTCAAAACTTTTGTTTCCGTTTTCGTCTGGAATATCAAAATCTATTACAATGTGATTTTCTGGGATTTTTACATAGTGAAGCTTAGATGTGTCAATGTCAGATAGTTTGGTGGTAACTTTATCCCAACTCTTTACTGGAGTTCCTCCACTATTGGCATACTGAGCCGGATAAGCAGAAGCAACATTATCAAATATAGATTCTGTAGAATTGAAATCTATAAGGTTTGTTTTTTCTTCTTTCGGTTTCTCGATATGAATATCAAATTTATCAGCAAGAAACCCTTTATAGAAGTTTCTGATTCTACCACCATCTGTAGATCTTTCATGAAATTCATGAAAATAGTTCTTAAGTTCCTCTTTGAATACTCTCTTACTCATAGGATAATTAACCTTTGCTTCATCACAATAAGTCTTATACAAATCCCATGCATCTTTCAGAGTAGTTCCGTCTTCTTTCTTAAACTCATAATACATGTCAGATATAAAATTGTAGAAATCATTTGAGGCATCCATCATAGCAATCGGAGCATAATTGTCGTATATTGTTTTATTATGTTCATAAACAGATAAACAATGACTGGCAATAGCTCCTAGTTCAAATTCAATGTTTGACATTGCTTTGCTATACTCACTGAAACTCAACTTTTTACCTGACGGCGTTACGTCAATTAGTCGTCGTATAAGACCTGATTTGGCATCGGTAATTTTTACTGGTTTGTTTGTACCCATGAACAGAAAAGCATTGAATTTCATTTCATACATGGATTTGAATTTCTCATTTACCGGCATTTTTTCATGGGAAACTAAACTGTTAAGCCTTGTATTGTCTTCAATTCTGGATAAATCACCGTCATGCTGAATTGCTACAAGCGGATTTGTTTTAAACGGCTCCAACGCAAATGAACTATTCGCAGAACCTAAGGCTTTTGCATCGAACGACGAACAATACCCTTCAAACAGCTTCTGGATAATATTCAGAACTGTTGATTTACCAGTTCCGGCAGATCCGTACAGAACCAGAAACTTCTGAATCTTTTTACTATCGCCAGATACAATAGCTCCGATAGCCCACTCAAGTTTCTCTCTTTCTTCCGGAGAATATAAAGTAGACATCAGAGCATCATAAGCAGTTATAGTTCCTGGTTCTAACGGATACTTGAGTTTTTTACTGGCATAATCTTCTCTTGTCGTAACAGTATTCGAAAATATAAGTTTTTCATCAAGTACATGATAATTATCTCGCAACTGTTTTTGACAATATTTATGCCATCGATCAATCATACCTGATGTTGAATCCCATAAATATAAAGGTATAAGCTCCGTATACTTATCTTTATTTGCTTCGACGAACATTCGAAGCTCATTATCAATCATGTCAATAGCATCCTGTTCATCTTTTGACCATAAACCCTTTTCTTCAATCCAGATAGCGTAAAAATCACCACCCTGAATCATAAGATCTGAACTTTTCTTCAGCAGAAATTTGGGATATGCAATCGATGGACCACCTATCTTTTTTGGCTTTTCGACATGAATTTTAATAAAATCTATCATTTCATTTTTGTGACTCCTTTACAAAATACTGTCGAAATACCAGCACATCTGATACCATATTTCAACGCTTCTTAAATCATACGGACAATCCTTAATTCGGAATAATCCACCAGCTCCATTAGGCTCATATTCCCGATTCAAGAATCTTGTAATCACTTTGTCTGCGTACCGCTCATCAAAATATGCATCATCCATGTCTAGTAATCCAAGACTCTTGAGCATAACATGAAACCATTTGTGAATTCTATTTCCTTTAACTGGATCGTCCATAATATCCTCTTCAATTCGTAAACACAGTGCCACCATCATTTCAAGTACACTACATTTACCAGTCAAACATCTATCTACGTCAACAGCTCTTAGATGATTCTCTTGCTTAAAACGATATCGTAAATATAAACCGTCGTCAGCTCTGTTACCATCAAGACGAATGTTGTAAGTAAATTCCTGACTGTTTAAGTATCTTAATAACCGGACATATGATGGTGCTCGTTTAGTGAACACCATGTCATACATCCAATTAAAATATTGTTCCCTTACGTCCATTAATCCTCCACATATTCGTCGTAAGGTTTATAAGGATACATTGTTTTATATGCCTGCTCATATGTTCGTTCATCTCTGATAATCTCATAATCGCATTTGAGTCTGTCATTGCGGACACAAACACGATCTTCTTCATAATGACCAAACTTCTGCAGATTATCCTCACCCACGACATTATCAACATCTTCAACTCGTTCGTATGTGTCACCATCAGCCAACACATCGTCAGCAAACATAACAAGCTCTACTTCCTCGTATTCGATATCGCCAAATTCATTCGGAGTAATCTCATACGGAATATCACTGACTTCATCTTCGTCTGTCGGATCTGGTGCTGCAGTATATCCAGCCTTACGAACTGTATTCATGTAATCAATGGCTTCTTTAACTGCTGGACGTACCGAAGAATCCATAGGCTCTCTGTCTGGATTCTCGTCAACGTTAGATTCTTCACGCTCAGAATCTTCTCTGAAAGCCTCTTTGACTGATTCAATTTCTTCTTCACATCTCTGTCGAGCGATATAATAACCCAATGCCGTGCCAGCTATAGCACCAAATATAAAACATAATGCTTTATTCATAGTTCTCATCCTCATCTTTCATTGTCATCACGGTGAATGCCATCCCTCCTACAATATGGCGTTTTTCTTTTGTATCAGTTGCAAATTGAACTATTGAAAGTAAATATTCAAGACGCTCCATCCGATACCTCCTATTTGACCAACGCTAATCCCTTAATAAAGCAAATACCTGCGAGTGCTGCAAATGTATAAGAAATAATACTTTTCATATTCTCACCCCTGCTTCCTTAAACCTTTCAGACAATATTCGAATTACTTCATCTTTAGGAATATAAATAACTCCATCTTCTCTGACAGCCCCTTCAAAACAATCATTCTCGTACCGCACCCTAATAGTAGCCATTCCAACGCCAAGTATGGATGCTACCTGTTCGTCTTTCATGAAATCATTACCGGATACCATTAATTTACCATTTCGAATTTCGGCATTTTCCAGATGATTGGTTAAGATATAAACAATTAAATCTCGTCCTGTCATATACGCTCCTTTCTATCCCTGACTCATACCATAAAGCCAAGGATAATCAAAAATATCTTGAATAGTTCCCGTTCCTACTGTATCAAGTCCCAATCATTCAAATCTGATCAAGAATATAACGGCAATTCTTGAAGTCAAGAAGGATGACCGGTTCATATCCGTTTACGAATCTTCTATTAGCTTCTTTATTAATATTCATAATATCAAAGCTAATCGGATAAGCATCTGGATGTTCTGCATCATAAACCCAACCATCAGTCTGTCCCTGCTGCGTACGAGGAATATCAAGATAATCATAAATATCATTAATAAATACAAATCCATCGGTACGAAGTTTATTGTTAAACAGTTCTTCTGCTCTCATCAGGAACCATTTATCATGTTCTGGGTCACCTGTGAATTCTCTTGATGCTTCGTCAAAGAATTTGGCATATCCAGAATATCCAGTTCCGTCACCTACAACATCAACGGATTTCTTTACGGTTTTATTCTTACCGTTTTCGTCTGTCTCTTTTTCTTTATATTCCGTTCTGGTGATATTGTACTTAAGCTCACGGTCCAGATCTTCACCGAATCTTTCCACGACACGATCTCTGTAGTCTTTGAATTCTTTCTGTACTGCAGCATAAGCCCCTGCCAGACCAACGTTTCTCTTTGTGAGAATCTTATGACTTCCTACGATGCATCCAATTGACACAGCTTCAACTGCTACTGCTGGGGCATAGAGTTTTACCACTTTACCAGCTGTTTTCAGATTCTCAACAACTACTGCTTTTGTTTCTTCTTTTTCTGTATAACCTTTCTCTTTCGCTTCATCGGAGCTGGCATACTCGTGAATGTCATTGGTAGCTTCTTTTCCCTCATCCAGAATAGGTTTGAGTTTCATAGTTGCTCTACACGCCATAACTGTTCCGCCTACAACACCGGCGACTCCTGCCACAATCATAATTGTTGGGCTTTTGATTTTTGCCTTTACTACAATTCTTTTTGCTTTACCTTTAAGTGTAATTTTTGGTAACTGAAATTTCTTCATGATTTGTTCTCCTTTTCAAAATATAAATTAATCATACTCACGATCAAGCGGCATCGGACTTGGGAAACGAATAATATATCCATTATCGGATCTCAAACGTTCCACTTTAGCCCTATCCAAATTGGTCCATCCGTAGTTATCATCTGTGGATCTGGTAGGCTGCCCGGTAAGATCATAAAAATCCAGCAAACTCACAAATCTATTCTTATAGATAATATCTTCCATCTTTGTTAAGATTCGCTCAGCATCTCCACGGCTCTTGAATTTCACATTCTTGAAATCAGAACGTTCCGGTTGATAGTATCGATCATCACCGTATCTATCGTCTCTCCTGCGATCATCATAATATTTACGGTAAGCTGGGCGCATATCATCATCGTCATCGTAATAACTTCTTCTACGTCTACTGGATGATTTCTTACGTCCGCTACCCCTGAATACAGCGTTCCATGTATCATCAAGACCATCTTTGATCGTCGGAATCACGATCTCACTGACAATATAATCTTTAAGATCATATATATTATCTGGAATGAAAGCCTTAATTAACTTATTTATTGCAGTGTCTTTCTGCTTATACTCAGAAGCATCTACCATCTTCTCAAGTCTCGGTTTCTTTTCTTCTCTATCCGACATATTTAATCCTTTCTGTTAAACTGCTGCACTCATCGTTTTAGCAATAGAACTATAAATGGTTTTTATATTTGAAAGATTCGCGTTGAATTGTTCAAGGATATCATCTGTCGATGCCTCTAATTTCTCGGAAACGACATTCTTAGCCTCTTCTTTAACTTCTCGTTTCAACGACTCAATATCAATGTTTCTAAGTTTTTTACGAATACTCTCTTTGGCTTCCGGTTTCATTTCATCGTATGTTTCTGTTACGACTTTATCGGCAGACTCCCTAATCGAATTGTAGATAGACGTTCTTACCTTAAGTACAGCATCATCACACGCTTCATCTACTTTACGCTGAACTGTAATTTCAACATTTTTTATTACTTGTTCTTTAATTGTTTCATTAATAAGGTCTTTCGGAATATCAACTTTACCCTCAGCGAATATATCGTCTACAGATTTCTCAACAATATCACTTACCGCATTCATTTTTTTGCGAGAGCCAATTGCATATCCAATTCCAAACAGACCTAAAGAAACTCCAATAACAGAACTACATACAGTTGCAATAAATTTAATATTATCCGACATACTCTACTTTTTCCTCTCTTATTGTTCCTGGTAAACAGATTGCTGCTGTTTCTGACATTCCAAGTGCTTTTTTACATTGATGAAACAAATTACTCCTGGCTTTCTTCATGGTTACAGCATACGTCTCGCCAACCCAGCAATCAGTAATCATACGACCAAACGAATATACTGGTCCTCTATATACATATTTGTACATAAATATCCTCCTTAATAAAAAGAAAAAGGAGCAGTGTTTGATAACACCACTCCTTATTGAACAATTACTTCTTCTCGGATTCTTCTTCCGGAACTTCTTCGTCATTCGCACACTCAACATCGCCATCAACGACTTCCGGTTTGTGTTTCCGATCTTTAAACCAGCGATATGCTTTCTTAGCTCCTACTACAGCTGCTCCGCCAAGCGCGAACGCTCCAGCAACAACAAGAATTCCAATACCGCCGCTGTCATTACCGGTTTCTTCAACCTCATTTACATCGTTAACAGTTTCATTTGTCTGTTCCATAATTTCGTTTTCGTTCATCTCATTTTCCTCCTGAAAATTATATTATTGTTACATATAAGACTGTGTAAAAAATGCGTATCAGTGCAAATTGCGGTAATCATATCTCGGTGCAATTACATAGTTAACAACCAAGCAAGGTTCGTTATTATCTGCCAGCATTGTTGTAATAGTAAATTCAATAGGATGATCAACATTCCAACCTATATCATCGCCAAGTTCTTTGTCATGACACAAACCAAATTCATCTCTAAGATCATTCAAGGATATAAACATTTCACTGAATAATCTTCGATTAAGATCATTCTCAATCTTCTTAATCATGTTGTAATCGCCCATGAAATAATCATTGGCTCGCACGTCATAACACAGCGTATTTCCAAACTTTGGAATTTTCACTACGTTACATCCTTCGTAAGGATTCTTTTTAATTTCATCAGCAGCAATAGCATCACGAATTTCTTTCTCTTTCTTATCACCAACAATTTCTTTTGTCTTTGCTGTATAATCGTTAAGAGTCTGCTCTACAACTGTGTATGCTGCTGATAATGCCGCATTTCGTCTTGCATTAACTCTTGTACCACCAACAATACAAGCAATACCCACCGCTGCTGTCATAATCGCCGGCATATAAGGTTTCCATCCAGCTTTGATGATTTCTACCACTGTGAGTTCTTCGTCCTCATCGATAACTGCATCTTCCGGAGCTTTCTTTCTAGCGTTCTCTAAACGTTTGATTTTAGCTTTTTTTGCATCCTCAATAAGCTCCATCGCTCTAGGCGTTGCTACCCCAACCATAACTGCCGATACGATGATTGCTCCTGTGCCTAATCCAATTGTGATTCCCGGTGCATTTGCTCCTAATTTTGCACCAATGTTTTTCATGAAATTGTTCAGATTTGATTTAAACATGATTTTCTCTCCTTAAATAAAAGTGAAGAGGAGTTGCTACTCCCCTTCTGTTTCTTCTGACTTCTGATTGGCGATCTCTTCTTTGACCACCTCTTTAATTGATAAATCCATCCTGAGTTCTGAGATTGCTGTCTGTAACGCAGCAAACACAACAATAGGAATGATTCCCAATAAAGTTTTTTTGTTCATAAGTTATCTCCTTTCTACTGTCTTCATATAACGGCTTGCATTTTTCGCGAATATCAACAATCTTCTTCGTTATCCAAGCCCGGCTGATATACAAATTCAATCAAATATATTTCCAACCCGTCTTCCAGTTCTGTTCTATGATGAATAAAATCGATCCAATATATTTCGTCCGACCACCACCATCCAATTTTGTCGCCACCTTTTATAGGTTTGATGCCTAAAAATTCGTAGAAATCATTCACAGTTACGTCCATACCAAGACACCTGTTACGATTCAAGTGATACTCTGCTTCAAGTACTTGGCATACAGTACTTTCGAAATATCGTCTGGAATAACTATCATAAAACGTTCGCTTTTCTTCAACTGAACGATCATCCCATGCTAAAGACGATGAACCGGCAAAATCAGCTGTCGAAATATAAACATCTTCGGCTTTCTCTGCTGCTAATGATTCCATAATTTTCTGATGAGCTTCTTCACCATAAAGTTCTTTTGTTTTGCGCTTATAGTCCTCATAAGATTTGCTTGCCAATGTATATGCACTGACAAGAGCTACTCTCTGATGTCGATTAAGTACGTTGGAGCTAATGGAGCAAACTATCGTAACTCCACCAACTGCAATAGCTGGAATATAATTCTTCCATCCTTCTTTGAAGTTATTGACTGTTGATGTCTCGGACTCTTCGGTATTGCGGGTCTTATTTGCTGCTCTTGCCGATAAAATACCCGTAGCAATCACACCAGCAACACTTAGTACCGTAAATATAGTTGGTGCTCCACGTTTTACTCTTGCATAGAATTTGTTTGGTTTTTTCATAAACGACTCCTTTCATAAAAGAAAAGAGAGCTTGATTAGCCCTCTTTAAATAGAAACTGCATCTTCTGTAATTTCTTCCTCAGAAATATAATCTCTTCTCTGATTTCCAACTTCTTGTAGTAATTCTTCTCTCGAAACATCTTATCTTCGGTCATGATAATCTTTGTTTCCAAATGTCTTACATCATCAGCTGTAACTCGTTCACTCATAATTTCTCCTTTCGTAATCACAGATCATTGTTTCATATAGGAGATTGTAAAAAGCGCGAAAAAAAAGAGAAGTCAATGTAGACCTCTCTTCTTAAACTATCTGTGAGATAATTGCTTCCGTTTCAGGTTGCCATCAAACATTCTTTCAGCTGTTCTTATAACTCGTATGGTCATATATGATGAAATGCACACTACACCAATGACATACATCACCCAGCCAAAGCCGTGTGTTGGTATATCAAATGACATAAGTGCCATTACAAATGCAAACCATACACAAATATAAGAAAAATACCTCATAAATAATGTTACTCCGTTAATCCAACCTTTCATGATTTTATCCTCCTAAAATATAGTTTTTCATATAGGAGCATGTAAATTTTGCGAAAGAACAAAAAATAAGAGCCTATGCAATTAAGCACAAGCTCTTATATAAAATTACTTCAATACTTTTAATTCGGCTAAAATATCACCTAACCGTTCACCATTCCGTTTCCGCTTATCGATTGCGATCCACTCTTCGTTCGTCAGCTCTCTGCGGAGTTTCCAATAATGTCCGAGACTCCGATCATAGCAATAGTTATTTTTCAATTGTTTCTCTTCTTTCACTTTCTGTCGCTTAGCCAGACCTTTTATCATAGATCCACCTGCACCAACAGCAAACGTTCCGATTCCAATTGCAACTTCTTTATTGTTCTGAATCCAATCTGTACATTTTTTTCACCCCGTTACAGAGTTTTTCCTTACGTTCTCGTTTCTTTTGCTCCTTACGGAAATCTTCAAATGATACCTGTTTTTCACTCATTTTATAATCCTCCTTATAAAGTTTTTTCATATAAGGGGATGTAATCGATGCGAATTAATAATAAATTAAATTATCCAATCCAACTCGTTTACGAAGTTTATAAGCTTCCTCTGGAAAACCAGGAACAATCTTCAGTTCTTTCTTGTTTTTAAAACAGCCGTATCCGTCAACATAATAATATTTACCATGCTTAGTGTAGGCGTATACACTTCGTGCACTATATCCGTTTGGGGCAAGTATTGAACGTTTATTAGCTGATAAAACTTGATCATTAAATTTGTAGTTTCCGTAATATACAGGTACACCGTCATGCCATTCGTACCATACGTATTTACGAGATTCTGCAATATAGCCAGCTGCTCCTTTTGTTTTACTCCATGTCAAACGTCTGCCATTTCGTTTGTATTTAGGATTCTTAGCTGCCGACCAAAATGTTCCGGTCTTAGACCATCTGCCAGTTTCCCTAGTTTTTACACGAATACAATACTTGGTATTTGCTGCGGTTCTTGTAAGCCACATTCTATGAACATTGTGATATCTAATTTGAGAAACGGCCATGTATGTTTCCCAAAAAGCATCTTCTTCATTGCCTTTTGCAGAATAGCTTTTGTAAAAACGATATTTTTTCGCGCCATATTTCTTATAATAAATATCATACGTATAAGTAGGATTAAGATTGGCCATGTCAAATGCTATGGCATCATAAAACAACGAACCAACTCCGCTAGCCTTAGTAGAATACTCTTGTGTTAAAATAACAGCTGTACCATCATCAGCAGCTTGAACATTCGCACTTGGTATAACACCGATAATCATACAAGCACACAATAAACTGATATATAACAATTTAAGTTTCTTCATACGCTCAATCCTCCTCATACAATTCATCATAATTGACTCCTGGAAACTCCTCATTTCTTCTATATGCGTCTTCATACTTTGCTTCCGGATCATATGATTCTTCTTCATCTTCATACGTAGATTCCAATGTTGGATAATCACTACCCAGTTTCACGTCATCCAAATCAGTAGTATGACCGCATTCCGGGCATATCCAATACTCATCTTTAGCTTTATAATCCATTTCAATGTGACACTCAGGGCAGTACTGTTTACTCATAATCGCATTCCTCCTTCGTATAGATATTTGTAGTATATCACATTGGAATTGAATATTGAAGAAAAATCAAGAGACCATGTATAATACATGATCCCTCGCTTTGAAACTTATTTTTTTCTCCACGGTGTGAAGAATTTTAATGCATTTTTTGCTGACGGAGATCCAATAAATTGGTCTAATTTCTCAATCTTGAGTCCTTCTCTCCAGGTCTTTCTGCAGAATATCAATGGTAAAGCAATGCCTGCCACATCTACTCCAAATCTTAGCCAGTTGAAAGCCTTGTTCTCCTGAATCTGCTGTTCTTTCAAGTCAATATCACGATTCTGATACTCTTTATCATCCTCATTTTTCTGACGCTGAATTTCAGCATTTTCATGGTTCTTGTCTTCCTCCAACTTCAATTTGTATAAGATGTTCAGGCAATCCTGTACGTCATTATACTCTTTACTACCCGGAGTTTTGGATTCAAGTTCTCCAAATAACCTCTCGATCTCTGTATCCAACAATTCGTTACTCATAAAATTTCTCCTTTCTCGTTGAAATATAAATTTGTTTCATATAAGGGATTGTTTAAAAAGCGCAAAAGAAAAGAGCCCTTGTTTAGGACTCCTTATTTTAGTGATTTTCTTCGTCGCATTGGATAACCATGCATCTTCAACCAGTTATTTGATTTAGTGCAATGCATCTTCAACAAGTTATTTGATTCAATACAATGCATGCATCTCTTATGCAGTTCGACAGAACCAATTGTCATTAACATGCCTATTGGACTAATAATATCTGGTATATACGATGATATATCAACCCTATTAATATGCATCTGTATCACTCCTTCCATGTAAGGACATGCTATTTCCGCGTGACATTTTTTATCTGAATCAACATTACTTTGTGCTTAGCCAATTCATCCGGATCAAGTGACCCCAGCTGAAACGTCATCACATTTTTATCCTCTTTTGTACGATCAATAAGTAATTTCCCTGTTGGTAACATGATTTTGGTTAACCAGATTCCAAATATCATACCAACGAATAAGACTACGGCAGTCCATAATAAACTCATCAACTTTACTCCTTTCTTCCATAACAAAATATCACACGTTTTGGATTGCTGCGTGATGTAAATTGATTACCTTCTGATTTGTGGAGCCAGCCCAGTGATAATTTACATCTGCCAAATCCCTTTTAAATGGACCATCTACCAGCACATCTACGTATTTCAGAATTTCCAAATCTTTAACTTCGTCATATAAATATCCCGTATACATCCAAATCGTTTTATTTGGATATTTTTCTTTTAATAACTTGCACAAATATAACACAGTGCTATGATTATCCGGAAATAATGGATCTCCACCAGAAAATGTAACTCCCGATGGATAACCTCTATCCAAATAATTAAATAAGCGATTCAAATCATCTGTAGTAATAGGACTTCCACTATTCGAATCCCATGTCTGTGGATTCTGGCATCCAGGACATTTATGATTGCACCCAGACACCCAAATAATTGCTCTTAATCCATCACCATTCAGCATTGAATCATACTCTATTCCATGTATGTTCATTTTAACCACCCCCATAAATCATAGAAATATAATTATAGCATAAAAATTGTTTTGATAAAAGAAAAGAGCCCTTGTTTAGGACTCTTGTTCTTTATTTTTTGAAATACCAAGCTTTAAGTTCTGGTACATAGTCAATTATACCGATCTTATTCATGTATAATTCTTCAGCGAAAAGAACTCTCCGTATGATACATCTAGGTATCCACGGAAATCTCTTTTTAATAAGCCTCATACAATCTAAAGTGTCGTAAACTGGTACTGACTTTTTACTCATAAAACATCACTCCTTTCATACAAGGAACTGTAAAATATGCGAAAGCTAAGAGACCAGGCTAGTCATCAAAATCAATGAATACTATATCGTCATTAACAATCGACAACTCAATAACGCGCTCTGAATATTTTATAGCTCTATCGAGCTGCTGTTCAAAAACAGCCATCCCATCTAAATTATAAAATCCATTTATTTGTTTCCGACATTTGTCAATGTTTTTCTGTAGCAATTTAAGTTGAACCAAATCACCAATTTTTTGGTGAGTTTCCTTTGATACTGGAACATACCCAATACTATAATCATCTGCATAACGCCAATAATTGTCTTGTACCAGTTCCTTTACCTCTGCTTCGGATATAGCTTCTGAAGCTATTTGAAAATATTCCCGACTGACACCGTCAGACTGCATAATTACAGCATAAAAATTTACGTTCTCTTTTTCTAGCTGTTTAATCTCATTTTCAAGTTTTTTAATTTCGCTTTTAATACTATTAATTTTCTTTTCTATATTGTTACTCATGATATTTCTCCTTTCATCAAATCAAAAGCTAAGAGACCCGGTCAGTCTCGCCCAAAGTCTCTTTTGCTTTAATCATTTCTTTTTTCTGAAAAATATAAGTTTGATCAGAAATACTATTATTGCGATGCATACAATTACATCGCCGAATACTACAAAGAATGCTATACCAGCTGTCCCTACAACAACCGCTACAATAATTCCTATAAGTATCAACGCTGCTACTAATGCTCCAAATAATAACATATTCGTTACCTCCTTATCGTTTGTTCTCATAAAGCGATTTGTAAAATATGCGCATTGATTTTAAACGTACTTAGATGTATAATGAATCTCCACAATGTAGAAGGAGGTATTTAGTATGAATAAGATTGAAATCGATACATTTATCGAAACCACTGGTGAGTTCGGCGATGTATGGACCGTTGAACAAGTGCAGGATGTATACGGTGACAAATCACTTGATGAAGCACTTGCTGATCGTAGAGCATCCTATGAACACATATCAAATATAATCGGCAACTCCATCAATAAATAATTTTGCAAAAACTAAGAGAGCATTCGTTTTTGGCGAATACCCTCTCGGTTTTAATAAGCTGGTAAACACTTAATCTTTAAGTGCATTAATCAGCAGCATGTCAAAGAATGCTCTGTCCTTAGATTTCTTGATAAGATCTTTCTTAATGTCATCGTCAATATTGAGTTCCTTTACATACTGGATGAACTCTTCATCAACTCTGAAAGAAACCTCTTTCAATTTGTCTTTGGACACTTCTTTGACATCTTCTAATAACATACCATAATTCATGATGTCTACCTCCTTTCATACAAGTCTGTGCTATTTTCGCGCATTACTCAAATGCCAGAAGAAGCATCTATACACCTCGTAAAATACCTGCCTACAACACGGTATTTTCTCTTTAGCTCTTAATTTGTCGTATGAATATCCATTTGTTGCACACTTTACTATGTATTTAGCAAGTATCGGATCAGCTTCTTTTGCTGCATTATTCACCATATCAATTCGCTCACTATAGAACAGAATCTTCTCGGCAGTAGTTGCTGTTGGATCAGAAATATCAGTTTTGTTCGGAACTGAATATGTAGCCACTACAGCTCTCTGAAGCCCTTCCAAATCTTTTCGAATTTTAACCCATTCATTATACTGAGCACAAAAATGCGAAAGTTCCAAATATCTGTGTCTGCTAATCCAATATTTATTTTTCTTTGATACGGTTGTTCTCATAATTACTTTCTCCCTTTCCAAATATAACCTGTTTCATCGTACAGTTTTTTCGGTGAAATATAATAATTTATTCTGCCGAACTTACTGTTCATTTGGTCAATTGACGTTATCACCTGACCGTTTCTTGTTGCGTTCCCTATTGGTAAATATCCGGTTATAAGACCAGCTCTTATCCAAGAAGGGTCTTTTCCATATATTTCAGCCACGATTCTTACTGGAACGCCACCCTTGCCAAACTCAATTTGTTCCATTACAACCATCTCCTTTCAATGGCTATTCTATGACTCGTGTGACGTTTTGTTAAAAAGAATACATGGATAAAATTGGCAAAAAAGTAAAGCCTTTGTTAGGCTTCACTCCAATGCTTCATAGTTAATTCACAAGGATAGTCTTCATATCCTAGCGTTTCACAAGTAATTAATCCTTCTTTAACTCCTTCAATGATTTCTTTCTCGTACTGTTTATAAGGAAGCATATATTCAGGATACACACGTCTGATACGTCCACAAGAAGTACATATAGTTCGTTCAATACGAATTATCGTTTTAACGCCATATTTACCTCTTATAGTTCTCTTTGCATGATCATGAAATTTTAATACTCCGTTACAATACTTACAAAGTCCATAGTCAGATTTCCTTTTACTCATAATACAATTCCTCCTTGTTCTATGATTTTTCATATAGGAGTTTGTAAAATATGCGCAAAAAGAAAAGAGCCCTTGATAGGCTCTAATCTTTGAATCTCTTTGAAATTTAGTCATTGTCGGAAAATACTTTTATCCAACAGTAAACCGCTGCTCCTGTGAAAAAAATTGCTAATCCTAACATCTAAACACTCCTTTCATATGCATTCTATATAGGAGCTTGTAAAATATGCGGACAGAATTTCATAGCAAACTCTTCTCTCCAATGCTTCATAGTCAATTCGCAAGGATAGTCTTCAAATCCAAGAGTATCGCTATCGATCAGCCCTTCTTTAACACCATCGACAATTTCTTTATCGTACTGCTTGTGCGGTAAAATATTTTCTGGAAAAATCCTTCTAATCTTTCCGCATTTTTCGCATTTTACTCGTTCTATGTAAATACGATGTTTTGCACCGCCCTTCTCTCTAACGATTCTAACTGCCTTATCGTGGTGTTTCATATCACCGCCACATTCACATTTCATAATTTAAAACCTCCAATTTTTCATCACATGTACTACTTGACTCGTTAGTACACCCTATGGTATATAACTTTATACGGCAAGTTCATAAAAATCAACTGGAAAGGTTTGGTAATTATGTTAATACTATGTCCAGAATGTGAACTACAAGTAAGTGACAAAGCTGTTTCATGTCCGCATTGCGGATACCCAATAAAAACAGTTGTAGAAGAAACAGTAAAATCATCAAAAAAGAATGCGAAAAGGAGGCGTCTACCTAACGGATTCGGAAGAATAACGGAAATAAAGAATCGCAATTTAAGAAGACCGTTTCGAGCAATGGTTACAGTTGGCAAAACATCAACTGGTCAACCTATTGGCAAACCATTGAAACCAGTATCTTATTTCTCTACTTATAATGAAGCTTATGCTGCTTTAGTGGAATATAATAAGAATCCATATGATTTGGATGAAGATTTGACAGTTAAAGAAATCTATGAAAAATGGTTTCCCGAGTTTATGAAAACCAAAAATGAATCATACGGACGATCGATAGCTGCAGCGTGGCATTACTGCTCATCTGTATACGATATGAGATTTAAAGATATTAGATCGAGGCATATTAAAGGATGCATGGAAGAAGGTACTTTCGAATATAAGGGAGAAACCCGTAAGCCGTCACCAACTACTAAACATAGAATTAAATCAATATTTAATTTAATGGGTGATTATGCTTTAGAACATGAAATTGTTACGGTGAATTATGCTCGTTCTTTTAATATATCCAAAGAAATACGAGAAGCGATAGAAAACGAAAGAGTCGAACATATGCCGTTTAGCGTTCAAGAGATGTGTAAATTATGGAAGAATTATGATATGCCCTATGCCGACGTACTTTTAATTCAATGCTATTCAGGATGGAGACCGCAAGAACTTCTCAATCTCAAAATAGAAAATGTAGATTTGACGAAGTGGATTTTTGTTGGTGGAATGAAAACTAAAGCCGGTATTAATCGCCCAGTTCCAATTCACACAAAAATTCGTCCATTAGTTCAACGATTATACAGTGAAGCCAAATGCATAGGAAGTGAATATTTAGTCAATTGTCGTGAGCCTGCTTATATCAAAAATGATTACAGATTGACATATGATAAATATAAAACACGATTTAAAAACTTAATAAGAGCATTGGATTTAAACCCAAGTCATAGACCGCATGACGGTCGTGAACATTTTATAACTGAAGCCAAGAAATATAAAGTTGACGAATATGCTATTAAATATATGGTCGGTCATTCTATTAACGATATAACCGAGAAAGTATATACTAAGCGTGAGTTCAGCTGGCTTCAAACTGAAATCGAAAAAATAAGATAGTTTGTATCAAGTGTACTAATATGAGTATACAAATAATGTATTAATAATGTACTAGCGGCTTACTTTCTTACGATTTCAGCCGCATCGTACATCACCTTAAATCCTTGATTTTACTGGATTATTTAGAACTTGCCAGCATCTGCAGCTTCCTGTACCAAAACAGATGGACCGGTAATTTCAAGGATTTTAAGGTAATAATGTACTATCAATCTATTAGTATTCTAATTCTCTTCACTGCCAGTTGCTGTGTTATACTTCTTAGAGCTAATTCCAAGTAAAGCACCAAGGAAAGTATCTACTGCAAGAATAGTTCCAACAACCTGATCACCATACGGTAATCCCCACATCGGAACGAGTGCAGCATATAATGTTCCAAATGCCGGAAGAAGGATCTGTGCGATCCATTTAAGAATATCATAGGTCTTGTTTGAAATCAACATAAGTCATCTCTCCTTTGATTTGTATCCGGTCTTATGAACCGGTAAATTGTCAATATCTTTCATCACTTTTGCAGCTGATCCATTACCACCTGCTTCTGAATAAGGAATGAATAAATAATCATGAAGATTCTCGTACTCATCTTGAGAAATCCATCCTCTTTCAATATATTGCATTCCTAGCCAAATGATTCGATCATGAGCTAATCCAATAAGAAGTCTTTTTTCAGCATTACTGGCGTCTCCTCTTTTTTGGATATAAGCCCAGAATCCAGATGAAGCAAGCAATGTACACGTAATCGTGATGATTGTCTGTATCCAGGGTTCCACGCAATGTACCTCCTATGTAGTTTATTATCAAATCTCAATAGCTCTATATTTTGTCGTCACAACACAATATTGGGGATATTTTTTAGTTCAACAAAAATATAAAGCCATTAAGTTTTTGATTCATTAATTATACATCTTCAGCCCCTTCGAACTCCGGAAGGGTTTTAAGATATTCGTAAGCTTTTACGATGGTCATGGTACCGTCGTAATCGGGGTGAAGATACTGTGCATCATAATATGGGAATGAAATCAATCCAGAATCGATATCCTTATACTTTCCTTCAGCATAATCTTTCTCAATCTGACGACCATCTTCAGATAAATACGAATATAATAAAATAGTATTCTGCTGATTAACTTCCACTGAAATCATTGCTATTCTATGGTATTCGGTTACGATACCATTTTTTGCTGTTACTTTTTTCTTTAATGCCATAACAAATCTCCTTTAAACTCCGTATACACGTCTGAGTACAAAATACTGTGGACCGGTTGTAATACCGGTATTTGCCTTAAACGCCTCAGATTTATTCTGATCATTTCCTATAATACACGTATTCTGTATTGTTACTCTCTTAGTACACATCTGCCATGCATTTTCCCAGAACATAGTAAATATGTAATCATAATTTATTGCGGATTTTGGAACAAAGAAGGGATTCGTCATTACGTTAGTTAATGAATTTGTTGTTGGATCGAATAACGCAAAGATAACTATTATCCCGTGAGGTTGTTCACTTATCGGTGCTGTCAGAGTTACAGACTGGCTTGCAAACATCCAAGCTCCGCCATCCCAAAGGCATGGTGTATTACCATTATAACTTGCGAGAAGAGTATTATTGTTCCAGTATTGAAGGGCGTGTGAATAATTAATTAATGCTCTATTACCGTTTGAACCATTGGTACGCAACTCTACCTGTGACGTATTGTTATTACATATAACATCAACTGAGGAATATCCTGCATCACCGTCACTGTATAGACTTGCTGACGAATCGATAAGTGTTAAAGTTGAATGACCGTATCTGTCGGTCACGCTCGCCAGTACTTCACGTTCTCCAGACATCCCATTCATACTTATTAGCGAATTAATTTTATCGCTACTTGGATCGGTACTACCAGTTCCAAGAGTCATCATATTAGTTGATAATAAATGAGCGTCATAGAAAGTTGTACCTTCAATCGTTTGTTTTTCGCCTATAAGTTTTACAATTCCGCCTAGAAAACTAATCGTGGCGGTACTGGTATTTTTACCAATCTCAATCAAACTCTCAGCAAACTGTGCTAGGACATTAGTCCCGTTCCGGATATTTACCGAACTACTATTAATATTGACATTTCGTCCAAGGGTATTTCCCGTAAGATCACCAACAGTCAAACCAGAATTATCGAACTTCATGTAGTTTGTTGCTGTTTTGGCGGCATTTTCAGCATTCATTCGGTATGCCACTTCCTGAGCTGTTCCAGTTGTAGGAGCCGTCGAAGATGTATTATTACTTGGCGTCCAGGACGTGTAATAGCCAGAAATAGTATAATTACCCCACGAATATATCCACGGTAAATATACCCATACATCGCAAGTGTTATGTGCTGTAGCACGTACCTGTACTAAAAACCCTTCACAGTTCTGTCTTGTTACGCTAACACCGAACGCTGTTGTTGCAGATGCTGAACTCTGCCATCCATCCTTTATCACAATCTCTGCTTTCGAATTCTGATATGACTGTCCATTATAGCCGTCACCGGAATACACATTAATAACAAAATTTGAGTTATCGCCTTTTGACACTAACGTTCCAAGTTTAGACCAGACTTTTGCGTTAGAGCCACCAGTCATGTGATAGCATTTGATATCGGCTTCGCCTTTTGGACCCTGCGGTCCTGTAGCTCCTGTTTTTCCCTGAACTCCCTGCGGCCCTGTTGGTCCTGTTGGTCCTGTATTACCTTGTGGACCCTGTGGACCAGTAGCCCCAGTACTACCAGTGATACATACTCCATTTTCCGATGGTTGGTAATCTGTAGTGCCGTTGTTCTTCACTACATACGTACGTTTCCAGATATATTTACCGTTTTCCCATGTTGGTTGAGAATTACTCCAAGATCCGCCAGACAAAGAAGTTGGAGAAGTAGATTTGTAGAACTGTTCGGTGGTGCTTTTGACAGTATTGTTAGCTGTACTCACTGCATTAGAAGCATTTTTATTGGCACTATCCGCAGCATTCTTAGCGGCGTTGGCTGTTTCAAGAGTAACACTCCAACTGATAGAATCCTGTTCTACTTTAGACATTCTCTCGCCAAGATTGTCAGTAGTTTCTACAGTGCTTGCAATTTTATCAGACAGAACCTTAATAGAAGCATCTGTTTCCGTTTTGGAATTATTGATAGCTTCAGTTACTTCTGTTTTCTTTGCTCTGAGAGCAATTTCATCTTTATTTTTAGAGATGGAAGTTTCTGCTTCTGTGACGCGTTTGGTTATAGCAGTAATATTTGTATTCGCTGTATCTGCCTCACTCTTCGCCTGATCAGCGGTGGATTTGGCATTAGCTGCTGTCTGATTAGCTGCACTTGCTGTACTAGCAGCATCACTGGCTGTTTTACTTGCTCCTTCTGCTGTAGATTTAGCAGCGTTTGCAGTATTGTTGGCTGTCGAAGCTGCCGATGAAGCACTTTCTGCTGTTGATTTGGCACTGGAAGCGACACTAGCAGCATTATCAGCAATATTCTTAGCATCACTGATTGCATCAGCTACATTTGCTGAACCGATATATAAATCCTCTACAGCAATTACAAGCTTATACTTGCCTTCACTGATTTTATAGAATTTCACATACTGATTAGTATCACCAAACACAAACTGCCCGTCATTGTCCATGTAGATGCCACGGGTAGTGTTTCCGACAGTTTCTTTAACTCCAGAATAGATAGAATCCTGACCTATTTTGAATCCACCAATCGTAGCACCAAACGCAACAAGATCCTCGACATCAATTTTGGTAGCTGTGATAGATTTTGCTCTGATAACCTGTCCATTTAAGCTGTTATAGTCGGTCTGTTCTTTCTCAGTGACCATTCCATCAGTATTCAACTTGTAATACAGACCGTCAGAACCTTTGATTACCAGCTTATCTGCAACAACCGTATTACCTTTAAGTAAGTCACCGGAGATAGTAACACCAACCAGTTCGCCGGTGATTGTTGCATCTCCAATCTTAACATCCTTTACTAAACCAGACTGTGCATAGAAGTACTCCATGGCAGTCTTTCCAATATTACTGAAATCAATATTAGCATATTTTAAATCAGCATCTTTTGCTGAGAGTTTTCCTGTTTTAAGATCCTCAATACTTGCTTCATTGGCTTTAAATTTTTCAGCTGTAGCATCTTTAAAGTTAGCAAATGTGGAATCCAGAATACCGATTGCTGCAGAATTCGCATTTAATTTCTCAGTGGTTGTTTCCTTAAATGAAGCTACGTCACCATCAATTTTCTTAATATTGGCTTCGTTAGCATTTAATTTCGCAGTGGTTGTTTCTTTGAAATTAGCTACGTCGCCATCAATTTTCTTAATATTGGCGTCCTGTGCTGTTAACTTTTCAGTGGTCGTCTCTTTGAAATTTGCTACATAGCCATCAATCTGTCCGACTTTTGCAGTAATGGCCTTGAGTTCTGCAGTACTTACTTTATCAGCCACAACCTCTTTTAAATCTTCAACTTCGTTACCTCTTGCTGCCGGTGATGATAAGTTACCAGTGATCATTGCTTTATGATTATCAATGGTCAGTGTAACTCTCTCGCCATCTTCAACATTTATAACTGTAGAGACGGGAGTCAAGCTTTCACTTCCGTCAATCTTAACAAAAACGGTACCGCCCTCTCTATGAACGGTACCGGTTAAAATGGTAGGAGTTTTCATCTCCTCTTTCTTATTTACAGCAGCAACGAAGTCTTTTATAACTTTCTTATCAAGACTCATTATAAATCACCCCATAACTGTTTTGTGAACACACCAGTCTCTTCAACCTGACATGCAGCATCACATGGTATAGACTGACTTGTTATTCTTACTTTCACGTTTTCCAATCCGGCTCTTTCGTAATTCAATCGAATACAATCACCGACTCGAACTGGATAATAAGCATGTTTAAATGTAACTTTGTATTCCAAAGTCGATTTAGCCTTCAATAGATTCTTTGCATAAGTATCTAAGATAGATTGAGACACCGTTCCAGTGATGTTTGGATTGGTGTCTCTATATAAAATCTCTCTCCCTCTATTTACAGTTGAAGTTATGCTTGTCGGATCGTTATTCTCTATTCGAGACTTGAAGAATTGATTATCGCCCGAATAAATAACCTCTACCACATTTGGAACCCCATACAAATCGTATTCCGTGCTGATACTAGGCTGAAGAATTGAATGCTCATCATCTCCAAAAGTAACGACCGGCTGCATTGCTTCCAGCTCTCGTTTCGGAGAAAACGTAACAGTTCCCATCTCATCGGTAGAAAAGCTGAAATCAGCCTTAGCTATCAGATCCGAACTGAACGTCAACCATGTATCGTCCGTATTTGATATAAAATTCTCAACAAGGGTCTTATTACTCTCCGTCACGATTAACGGCGCCCTCATATGTTCCTGAATGTTCTTACAAGCGTTCTCCATAATATTAGCGTTCTTCATGATAGTAAATCCGTATGGGGGTAATGTCTCTTTTAACTCTACCAACGGCATATAAGCATCTATAGACATGCTTGCAATCTTACCGTCGAAGTCATTTCCAGGAGTTTGAGCGAGTACTGTCGCTAAAGGGAACTTCTCAGTAACTCCATTTTGAATTACTACCATGTATATACGGATATAACACTCATTAAGCGATTCAGTGACTTCCAAAGTGGCATGCCCGGTCGTAGCTTCACTGCTATCTCGTTCGATTGTACTCGACTTAACGCATGTTATCCTGGATTTGTCGCACCAAGAAAGAGGATCTACAAGATAATACTCATAGGTCCTCTGCATAGATTTAGTCCAATCTGGCATTAAGCATCCCCCTCTACCCTAGTAAGTGTCAGCGTCACCGGAATGACTAATGTATTATGTGTTTGTTCGAATGATACTGCTACATTCGCCCAGTATCCGCTTCCGGAAGGCTCTCGAACATAGCAATCACCCATGTAAATGCTCAATCTTCTAAGCATACTCAATGTATCCATATCGGTCTTCGGAACATCTGTCTTCCATGTCGATACAACACCAAGTTGAGTACCATAGTAACTGACTGGATGCTGTCTGCCAACATATTTGATGCATTCAACATCTTTGTCATTACTATCAGATATGTCGATATTATAAGGAAGCTTTAAGATATTACCGAGATAAGTAGGATCGTTGTCCATGTCACTTGCACCGGCATACGATTCGTCTGGGTACTCGGTGTCAGTCCACTGCTCTCCCCACTGAATGATGATCGGCACCGGTTCAGGTGCTAATGCTGTTCCAACTGGTTCAGCATCCGTATCATTGTATACAGATGCACCGGTAATTGTTGAAGTTGCTACAATACGGTACTGCACCTGATTCAGAGGTGGATGAGGGTCATGCAACCAAGTTGTTCGAGTATTTGCCACTTGTGTTTTGTTGATCTTGGTGAACGTACCATCATAATTGATACGGTAGACGTCCAATACTACATTCTCAGCCAAACCATATACCTGAGGATTTTCAAGCTCATCTCTATCTTCATCAGGCTCTTCTGGAATTTCTATAGTTGTGTCTTCACAATATGGACAAATCTCAATCGACATGGTCTCGGGGTCGATATCACTCATTATTACCTGCGGACTAAGATTTGTATCATCCATATTAACCCAACGAGTAACTGAATAAGATGCTGATAAACCAGATTCCATGTATACCGTACATTTGAAACTGTAATGTATAGCATTCTCAAGATGAACATCTGTAGCTACAATTTCGAACGTGCCTGTCTTATCTTTAACATCAATGACTTTAGAAAATACCTCGTCATCTTTGAACACCATCACTCGTGTACCGTCATACGTATCGTACCAGTAATTCTCCTGAGCAAAGATTTGTATATGAAATGTCACTGGAGTCTGCGAAACAGGTCCAGTTATATATCCCATTTTGATTGGAAATGACGTAATGTTCTCGTTTGTACCGTTGACGTCCAAACTGATTGTCGGTTTGGGATAGATGTCTATAGTTCTTTCCTCAGACCAGTCGCTCCAGTACTGATCAGCGGTCATTGCTCCTTTAGTTCGAACTTTCCAGTAGATTTTACTTCCCTCGGCATAATCAGACACATCCAATTTATACTCAACCGTAGCATCTCGTTCGTCTCCGACACGGGTATTCTGCCATGTAAGAGTCTTTGAAGAACCGTTCACTGTAACCATGATCTGCGCCCATGTCTGACTTGATCCATCTGTTGCATTATGCACCCAATACAAAATAGGATTCTCACCGACACCAACTTTAGTCGCTGAAGACCATGTAGTCGGTGCCGATGGTTTTTTACCAATTGTGAGTCCGGTATAACCGGAATATGGCGACTCTCCTCCGCTATTCTTAGCTCTTACTTGGAAATACCAAGTTTTACCAAGAGCCAGAGTTGAATTGTTCGCGAACGTATAAGATGTTGACTTATCAGACGTTGAGACAGTTGATACACCATCCGATTGCCCGAATAATGACGGATCATTTGTATATGCAATTTCATAGCTTGTCGCGGTTGGTGATGCGTTCCAAGAAACACGTACATCGGTTCCATCTACACCAACAATTACAGCGTTGATTCCGGTAGGTGCTGGCGGATATGTTACAATGTCTGATGAATAACCAGACCACTCACTGTATGCATTGTATGTAGAACTATAGCCTAGACATCGTACTTTATAAGTGTTACCAGGATTAACTCTACATGATGCTTTAACTGTCTTAATATTGGTTTTCAGAAGCAAGGCCGATGCAAAATATTCCCAACCATTATTAGCCCATACCTGAAATTGAATATGGGTATTCTTCAGATTATCGTCAGTTATTTCGAAATCCAACTGCAGATTATCAACAGCATTTATTGTTGCTGATGGTGCTGATGGAACTGCAGTTTTATTAGCGTTGATACTGAACCAATTTGATATCTGTGTCCCACCTTTATAAGTGGCATTGGTTTTCTTTTGTTTCTTTTTATTATAATATTTATAAGTTTTTCCTACAACTGTCACTTTGACTGCTACTTCGACAGCGTCTGATGGCGGACTATAAATAATGTTATATATAGCATCAGTACTATTTGACGCTCCATTTGCACCGGCCTGAACAGTGTCAGTGGAACCTTCGATTCTTCGATTTCCTACTTTATACAGCCATTGAAGCTTATATTCTTTAACAGCTTTTGAACGCCTCTTCAAGTTCATGTTGAACTGGGCGACAACCTGCGTATTACTTCCTGGAGTAAACGATATAACAGGTTTTGATGTGCTGTATACGGTTTTATCAGTTCCTGTTCTATATCCCATTATGCCCTCCCATTCATCTTAACTGCTCTTACCAATGTCTTAACTGCATTTGCCGTTGTACTTCCGTCATCATACGTAACGCCATTTACTGTGTATACATTCTGTGGTCTTTCGAGAATGTCTTTACGAAGGCCATTGATTGCCGAAACTACATCAGAAGTATCTCCATTTTGATTTATTCCGAACGATGCACCAGCCATAGCCATGTTCTGTCCAACTGTGAGATTTGTCATCATAGTATTTACACGCTGGATACCTGCTCGAACCTGAGAATCATCAAGTACCGGAGTAATTGTTGGAGATGTGTCAAGTCCGCTGCTCATAAGAGCCGAAATCATGTCAAGTGAATTCTGTAATCCTGCTAAAGAGGCAGTTGCAATATTTGAACCTGCAGACTGAGCCGACTTCTGCCCGTCGTTCAATGCATTTGTAAGACCCTGTACTGCAAAGTCACCTACCGCATAAAATTCTCGTGAAGGTGAGTGAATGCCAAGTCTTGCTTTTGCGGCTGCCAAAGCTTGTGCTGCAACATTCGAAGCGGCATTAATCGCACTGGATGCTCCTGCTCCGATACCTCCTGCCAAACCAGCACAAAGATATACACCTGCTGAATAATATCCACCGTAATGTGCTTTTGCTGCTGGTAGGCCTGCAGAAGCCACATTCGAAGCAGCACTGGCAACTAAACCTCTACCTGCTGTAATAGCTGATGCAAAGGATTTGATCATGCTACTACCAAGTGTCTTAAACGATGCGTTCAAGGACGTACTTCTGGTCTGTACGGTGCTAGACAATCCATCAAACAGTCCACTCATGGCTGATGTCGCTCCAGATGACGCGGAAGTAATAGAACTACTTACTCCAGACATCGTGTCACCCATGGAACTACTCATGTTCCTCAGATATGACTGCATTCCACTTGTATCAAAGCTTCCCTGGCATTTAGACATAGTGTCGTACATCTTCTGGATTGATGTAGATACGGCATTCATTTTACCGGTATCTACTGTATTGACATACTGACCAAATGCATTGAGTTTAATACCGAACTGAACTATGGTGGTGCCGAATGTATCGATTCCAGTAAGCCCTGAAAGTTTAGTATTCAGATCTTGCATCTTACTTCCAAGTGTATCTGCGAACACAACAAGATTAGATGTATCGATGGTCTGTCCAGCTGTCTTACTACACATGTCATAGAAGACCTGCATTGCTGTTGAAACAGCTGTAATCTTACCGGCATCCACAGAAGCAATCTCTGAATAGAATCCAGTAGTAAATTGTGTGCCGAACTGCATAAGGTTCTGAGCAAATGTTGTGAGATTTGAAGATGCGGCAGCAAATCCATTATCTGCTCCCATACTGTTTGCAAGTGTGACCAGTTTCTTGGTAACATCCATAACGGTATCCATCTGACCACCATCGATATCCGATGCTGAACCTGAGAAATCGGAAAGACTTGTCCCGAATTTCTTAAGGGACTCTCCGAATCCTCCAATATCATTATTGCCTGTAAACCAACTGATAAGACCACCAGATGTAGGAACATCGTTTGCAAGCTGTGTCATCAGCTCTCCAGCTCTCTTAGCAGCTGCAACAGCATCTTCATTTATAGCATTATCACCGGAAACAGAACTTGAGAAGTCGCTCATGGCTTTACCAAAAGCTTTAATGCCTTCTCCAAAGCCAGACATGTCCTTCCAACCTGTAATTTTCTGAATAATACCGTCTGTTTCGGGAAGAGCGTCATTGAGTTTCGCAAGACCTTGAGCTACTTTAACCACACTCTCAAGATTTCCAGTATCAGTGATTCCCGATGTAGATTCGGCAAACGATTTCATTGCATCGCCAAGATTGGAAGCCCCTGTAGCAAACAGTGATAAATCTTTTGAGCCTAACCAAGCCTGGAGTTTACCACCCGTAGCTGGAAGTGCATTATTAAGATCAGAAATACTCTGAGCTACTGCTACAACTTCCTGCATGTGTCCAGTATCTTTAATCAACAAAGTAGATAAATAAAAACCGGTTAATGCCATTCCAAGTTGTGTTAAGCTTGTACCTAAACTAGCTAACGAACTTTTACCAGTGAATTTCTCAAATAATCCATCCAGAATTCCGGAGCCAACAAATGAACCAATAGCGGATGCTAATGTTCCGGCTGCTGATGCGCAATCTGGATTCAACGTAGATAGCATGCTGAAAAATCCAGCCGCATTTGTGGCAAAGCCTGACAGATTAGATCCAATTGCTGGTAAACCGGATGTAGCTCCAGCTGCAAATCCTCCTACCAGAGAACCAACTGCATCTCCTACTTTAAATAGAACTGTCTTGAGATAATCGAGTGCAGTATCTACTCCCCCTCCAGTGAAATTATTTACAAGACTGAGAACTCCACCAAGAGCGGTCATCAGTGTTGCGAGGACTCCAACAAATGCTACAAGTCCAAGAGCTGCTGATGCTGCGGATGCTGGATTTACTCCTGTGGCGGTGGTTATTGCACAAGCGGCTGTAACTGCTCCGAGTACTGTTGATAAGCCACAAGCTACACTCAGAACATTATCTGAATTTGGAATATTAGCAAGGATGCCAAGAACTACCGCCATTGACGCTACTACACCAGTCATGATTGCAAGTGTCTTACCGGCTCCGGATATGTTTTTGCTTTGCCGTTCAACAAGAGTAAATACACCCATTAACGCACTAAGTGCTAGAGTAGCCAATAATAATTTACCAGTATCGATCATGGATAATGCAGCGACAGAAGCTGTCAGAGCTGCTATTATCACGGTCATGCTTAGTAATGGTGCTATTTTAATGTCTTTCATGCCACCAGACAGTTTTGACAAAACGGTTACAATTCCGGCTAAGAATCCGATTGTGATAACACCTTTAGCGATGTCGCCACCGTCGATTCCGGCAATAACTTTCATCGCGCCTGCGAGAATAAGAATACTTGCTGACATACCAAGCATCATAACGCCAAGTTTAGCACTATTTTTATCACCGGATGATTTCGAAATTTTCATCAGGACTCCGTATAGTACTGTGATCATCCCAAGAGCAATGATTCCCTTAGCAATATCGCTGTTATCCATTTTAGCAATCATTTTGATTGCCTGTGCGATGAGAATGAGACTTGCTGAAATTGCCAGAATGCCGGTTCCAGCTACTTGTGCATTTTGCCCAGCCAATCTAGTAGAAAGCATAACTCCGGCAAGAACTACCATAATAGCAGCCACTCCGCCGAGTCCTTTACGAATCTCATCTGGGTTCATCTTAGCAATCTTCTTCATAGCCATAACAATCAAATACAAAGAAGCTGCCATAGCAAGTAATGTTTTTCCATCGACATTTGATTTGAATTTAGACTGGGTAAATTCCATTGCCGCGTTCATAGCAACTAATGCCCCCATAAGGACCATCATCGTATTAGTGGCTCCGTCGATATCGCCTTTAGCATTAGCAAGGTTCTTCAGTGCTTGCACCAGTATTAATACGGATGCTGCTACAGCAAGACAGGTCTTTCCGCCTCCTAATGGACCGTTGGCCATTTTTTCAACTGAGCCGCCGACAACCATCAGAACACTTGCAAGGGTGCCAAGTACCATAGCGTTGTATACTAAAGTCTCTGAATCAATATTTTCCATGACTTTAAGTGCTATTGCGAGAATGAGAATTCCTTTAGCCATGGATTTCATTTCTTTGCCAGCACCAGATATATCGGTAAAATGATTGAGCACTCCGGCAACAACCGATAAACCTGCCAAAAGCCCTGTAATTTCAGCAATACTTAAAACAGCTTTATTTAAATCAGTACTTGGAATCTGTGATAACACAACAAGCGATGCCGCAAGAATCCCGATTGATACTGCGAGATTCTTGACAGCTTGGCTCCGCTTTATCCATGCATCAGCTTTAATGCTGGAAGCCCAACTACTTAAAACCTTATCAACACTATCACCGAGATTCGAGAAGTCGGGCAATAATGAAGTTAATCGTTTTATGGAATTAATAAGTTTACTAACCTGCTTGGCTGCTAGAATAATCAGTCCACTACCAACAATAGCAACGATTGGACTCCAGTCAACATTAGAAAGTTTGTCTTTTACAATATCTGCAAACTCACTAATACCATCTTTCAGTTTTGATAAGTTTGTAATGACTGTATCCCATGACTTATCCTTAAGTTTATCGAGACCTTCTCCGAAAGTATTAAAATCACCTACGACAATGCTAAGTCCTTTATGAGCATAATCTTTGAATTTATCAATTCCTTTACCTGCGGTATCAAAAATTTTGTCAGTATTAACAAAGTAATCGAACACATTATCTTTGAAGTCTTTTAAGACATCTCCGATATTATTCATATCAATCTTGTCAAGCTTTTTGCATCTATTAATAAAAGCGGTAAGTCTGGTAGAACCACCTTCAAAATATCCACCAAGTTTGTTAAGGCCTTTACCCCACTCTTCTTGGACTTTTTTTATTCCGTTTTGAACTTTCTCAGACTCATACAGCTTTACAGTCCAGTCTTTAATAAAACTTGCTGCTTTCTTCAAGTTAGTTGAAGTAAACTCAAGAGCAGACGTATAAAGCGTGTTGTTATGTATAGCGTCCCTCAGCTTTACGATATTATCACCAAGATTTGCTGTGAATTCCAGAATGTCAATATCAGACATCTTAAGCAAATCACACAATGTCCTAAATCCAAAGCGTACGGCTCCTCCGGTGATAGTTCCGACAATGTCTAAGGCCGCAAACAAACCTTTAAAAGATCTCTGTAACTGATCACTTGTCTTTGAACTATACATGAGATTGAACGATAAATCATGTACTTTCTGTATGATTCCATACAAGTCATCAGATGTAAATTCCTTCGGGAAGATGTCTTTATATGCATCCTTAACGTCGTGGGCTATACGAATAAGCCCCTTCCATGCGTATCCGATTGATTCAATGGCTAAATCTCTACCACCTTTTTTGGTGATATCATTCATTAAATCGTCGACATTCTTCTTGAGTTTGTCGGTAGAACCAACAGCATCTTGTAAGGCTTTTACGGTATTCGGACCTACAATACCATCAACACTCAAACCTTTAGCCTGCTGAAAAGCTTTGATTGCTGCAGTTGTCTCTGAACCAATAAGTCCATCAGAACCGTACTTACTTAAATCGTATCCAAGCTGCTTAAGAGCTTCCTGAACATTTTTTACATCTTCACCAGTATCTTTAAAATGAAGCAAACGATCAATATTAAGACTCTCTTTGGATATTCCACCGAGACTTTTCTTAAGCAAATCGGATGATACTGCACCCGCACGAATAGCCTTCTCCAGAGTTCCATATTTTTGAATAAGAGCGTCAGCATCACCACCGTTTTCGTTGATAGCCGCTTTTACTCTATCCTGAAAAGCTGTTGTTTCGATGCCAGCATCATTAATAGATTTGATGAATTTATCATAATTCGATGTAAGTGCATCATATAGCAAATCATTACGTTTATTTGAAGAATTGTTAATGATATCACTTAAAGTATCGGATACAACAGTGAGTGACTCTTTCGCCTGATCGAAATTGCCAACAATATATTCCCAGCTCTGAGTCCATCCAGACTGCATGGCTTCCTTTAATGTGTCAAACAACTGTGTAAAGGTCTTTACCTTTGTGGCAGCATCGTTAGCTGTCTGACCCATTTTGATTATTGAAGAAATCTGTTCATCAGTATAACCCATCGTCTTCAGCTGAGATTCGTTGAGGTCACCAGTGAACTTGGAAAGTGTCTCTGTCAAGATACTAGATGTAAGCCATCCCTTGCTCAAAGTTTCTCTGAAAGAACCTTCATCCTTAATCATCTGGTCAATGGCAACTCCATGGACACGAGCAGTCTCTTTCAGTGCATCCTGGAAGACCTGACCACCCATACCTGCATTTACTACAGAGTTCCAGTCCTGAAGTTTAACAGTACCAGCTGCTAATGCCTGTGAAAGCTGATACATAGCAGTACTTGCCTGCTGAGAGTTTGAACCGGACACAGCTGCTAAATTGGCAATACCTTTAATTGCCTGAACTGATGTATCCAGATCAACGCCAGCCGCCGTAAATGTACCAATATTACGGGTCATTTCCGTAAAATTGTAAATTGTCATATCGGCATAATGGTTCAACTCATCCAATGCCGCATTTACCTGATCAAGAGTGGTTCCTTTACTCTCAGTATTGGCAAGGATAGTCTGTACTGAATTAATCTGCGTTTCATACTCCTGAAAACCAGATTTGACAGGATCTATAGTCAATGCAGACATAAGTGTTTTACCTGTTGCAATGGCAGAATTCGTAATGTTCTGCAGAGCTGTCATTCCGATGATTCCCATAGTAGAGAATCTGTCTGAAATGCTTGCCACATCTGACGCCAGATTTTTCATAGAGAAATTCTTGGCTGTACTTTCAAGGTTTGACAGACTTTTGGATGATTTGTCAAGGTTCAATCCCTTCTTGAGGTTTTCCAAGGAAATTAAGCTCTTCTTAACGCCTTGCTCAAACTGGTCATTTCGGAATTGCATCTCGACAACTCGTTCGTCAATACTACTCACAGTGAAGTTACCTCCTTCCACATTCCATCAGCCATTGCATCGAATATCGGTCGTAAAGCAGGATTAATATAATCCCTACCTTGGACATAGCCGCCGTTTCTCGTACCATGACCGTATTGCAGAATGATGGCAATATTCACACCTTTGTTAATATTTGAATTTGTCCAGTAAATAGAAATACCCCCTTTGGAACGCTCTATGTTGTAGTTCCAAGAGGAGGCAGTCTTTCCTGAATCAACAGGAGTCGCTTCAGCAAGAGCTTGAACGCCCTGCTGACAATATTGCTCAATGACTTTTAAATATTCAGCCCTGGACGCTTTTTTAAGAAACTTTTCTGTATGGTTGAAGTTTCCGCTATGCTTAAACGTAATCATTTTGAAATTTCCTTATTACTGACGGGCAATGTACTCAGCACATACAAAACCATAATACTTATTTGCGATGCGCACATAATACCAGTCTTCATTTTTACTATCTTTGATAGTGTCGCACACATCTACCAAATCGTTACGGTTGAGTACTGGGTATTTTTTGATGTTTGGATTATCGGTACCAGCCCAAGATCGAACATTTAAGCATCCGTTAGCAATGACTCTACCGACAAACTTACGAACTTTAGAAAGTTTTTTAGCGGTCGCCGTAGATGCTGCATCAGCGGTCGTTTCATAATCGATCCAAACATATCCATCGATATCTTTACAATTTCTAGAGTAAACTTTATCACAGACCATTCCTCCGTTAGCAACGACTACGTTCTTATCAGTTCGTGATGTATTTCCACCATTAGTATAGATTTCGGAAATCGTAACTTTAGTAACTCGTTCAATATGTCTGCCATTACGGAAAATCACGAGAGCTCCAAGTTTAGGTTCTTTATGCCATGTACCATTAGCTTTGGCATGCTTTGTGATTTCTTCACAATTGTAGAATCCACCACCCATATGAGTCAGAGCTTTCTTAAGACCAAATACAAGAACATCAATCCAGAACTGATACTCTGCACACCAAGGCTGTCCCTGACAACCAGGCTGTCCCCAAGAGTTAACATCTCTCGCATATTTTGTGTAGTTAGCAGAACCGGCATTTGCTGTCTTGTCGTCGAGCATAGCTTCTGTAGCTTTTTCCATGTAGCCAGTCTGAGCAGCCATAAGCTCAGCACATTTTTCCCACAGAGTTTTAGTGGTTGATACCGGGATTGCTTCCGGTTTTGCGTTAGTTTTATCTAACTTATAATCAGTATAAAAGAGATCCATATCGACTGGTCCAGAAATACCATCAACGGTTCCCTTACTTGAATACTGCCAACCAATTCCAGCTGACGGTTTCAGTCTTTCCTGAACTGTACCATTGTCCTTGTACGGATATGATGCAATCCAATAATCATAATTAAGAGTCTTTGTATCAAGAATATTCTTGTACCAATTTGTATTGCAGTAAATACCGGCTTTGTATCCAGCCTTTGTGATTTTATTTAAAAAAGCCTTTGTGATGTTTGTGATGGCTGTTTTTCCAAGAGCCGCCTGCTTGTCCCACTCCAGATCATAAAATACTGGAAAATCGAGATGTCTTTTGTTAAGAACCGTTAAAACAGCATCCGCTTCTTTTTCAGCTTCAGCTACGGTTTTGGCATAACTGTATTTATAGACTCCGACCATAATCCCGTTATCAACGCATCCTTTGTAATTGTGCTCAAAAGATGAATCAATTCCGTTCTTCTGGTGGACTCGTAAAATGGCAACTTTCACGGTTTTGGCAACTTTTTTCCAATCAGGTTTTCCCTGATAACTTGAAACGTCAATTCCTAAAAGCTTCATGTGATCATCCTTTCGAATTAAATTTCTTTCGGTTCGCTGCATTCACAGCTCTGTTATAAGCGTAAATGTCTTTCTTACTCATCTTCTTTGGAGAATTTTCAACATTGCACACTCTGATCAAAGTGAGTAATCTATTCAAATGCCACTTCTCACATTCAAATGGTATATTTAAAGTAATCATCCAATAATAGATTAATTCTGATGTAATAGTTTTCTTGGATGGTGCTCTACCCTTTTGCTGTCCGTTTATATGGAATGTTGTGGCAGTCATTTCGTCGTTTATATAATCTTCAATTTTAGTGATGTCTTCCTTAGAGAGCATAGAATAATATGCCGGATGTAAATCGCCATTCAAAGTCATACATCGTATATAGTCTCTCATCTCTGCATCAGTTTTCTGAGAGTCTGCAAATGGTTTGTGCCATTTTGCTTCCCATTTTGAAATAGAGATGAGAGAATGCTCCAGCTTAAGAACTATTGGCTTCAGATAGAAAAATTCATTCGTCTGCTCATTAAACAGTTCAATCTGATCTATGTTAATAGAAAGCATTCTCAAACCTCCTATAAGATTTAAGCTATTGGCGATGCAATTACGTCAGCACTAACCTGACTAGCATCCTGTCTTACTCTTTCCGGCATAATGCCATTTGTAAATTCGATAGCAAAATCGGTGTCTCTCAGAATCTGCATGTACAGCTGTTCATAAGCTCCAGTCTGTGAGAATGCCTCTGACAGTTCTTTAGACTTAACAAACCTTTTTCCATCTGGGGTTTTTTCACCATAAGACTTGAGTATGAGTTCTTTGAATACTGCAAGAATCTTCTGCTGATCTTTCTCTTCAATAATCTTTTTGAGCATCTGCTCAAGACCGCCTGGATAACTTGATTCCATCTCAATAATTTCAGGTTCGCTCAGATTGAATCGGCATACCTCTGTTCTTTCATTTCCATCGAAATCTTTATAAGTAACTGTTTTTGTAAACATAAGTGATACTCCTTTCTAATATGAAGGGATCTTATTACAGATCCCTAAAAATTGTAAAAAAAATAGCCCTTAGGCTGCTGCAAAGATAGCAAGAACTTCATCCGGTGACGGAAGCGTAGGCTCTGCTTCGGCAGTTCCATACAGTTTGTCTTCCAGTTCTTTAAGCTTTGTTTTGTCTTTAACTTTTGTAGAATCGATTATGATATGAGCTGTTGGTTTGTGACCTGTTACATTAACAGCTGTAGTACTTACTTCCCAAGACATTGTAAGTGCATCAGGGCTATCATTCACAGATTCATAACCTTTCTCGGATGGAGAAACAGTCGCATTATACACAAGATTAATCTTGTATCCAGCTTCAGAATTTTCTCCAACTCCGACATTTGTGCGATAGCTGAATCCAAATGCCCTTCTGTTCTGCTGTCCGATATATACTCCTTCAGAAGCTTCAACAGATCCATCACATTCAGTAAACTCATCTGGACACATAAGAGCTTCAATTGTGGCTCCGAATGTTTCGGCAGCACGAAGAGAAGCATACTTGATATTGTCAGCCCAAAGATCTGTTACATCAGCCCCAGAAGGACTTTCTGTAACGCCAGTAAGACCGTTCCAAGCAACACCGTTTTCATATGTATCAGTGCCGTCGTTTTTTTTCACATACAGAACGCCTTTAGAAACGCCCATTTCAAATTTACGTTCTTTGCTTTTATCCCATACAAGTACGGACATAGAAATACCTCCTAATAATAAATATGGTAAATGTAATGATTCAGATTATCGGCTGTGTAATGTCTATCAAATCTACAGCCAGGAAGCATTGCCAATTTATCGATAACTTCTGAATCTGGATCTTTACCAATGAATACGAGTTCATATTGTCTGGAAAAGCGGTAAGTAACGTTGTCTGCGTATTCGGCACTACCGCCCTCCAGTCTGTATCTGATACATGGGTAAACCATCTTAAGATTATCGGGAGGCTGAAAATATACATTGCTCGATCCGAGAATCTCTTTGAGTTTGTTCCCTAAATCAATTCTCTTGGACATTGTATTTACCTCCTAACGTTAAAATAATTCGGGGTCTCTGGATTTCAACATTCGTTACTTTCCAAGGGACCCCTTTATATATCACGTATTTAATGGCAAAGACATTCTCATTTGCATAACTGTCGGCGACGATACTTATGTTGTTACTTAACGCAACATCATCATTCAGACTTTCAGAAGACTGATACCTCTTTTGATTTCTGATAACATCTCCTTTGTATAGACGTTCTGTAAGTATTTCACCATACACGTCCGGTGCGGTTTCCTCAATTCTTAGGAATCCGACTTTTCCATAAAACTTTGCCATTTTGAATTTCTCCTTCTAATCAACCAACATGATCCTGAGTACCTTCGTCAGATCCAGCGGCAGAAGCAGCTGTGACATCTTCTTCCAGAGCGATTGCAGAGTATACCCTTGTAAGGGCACCAGACAGTCTTGTCTCAATCAGGTATTTCTCCTGGTTGAAGTCAATATCAAACTGATTAAATCTTGTGATTTCTCCACCCTTTGTAGAACCCACATGATAGTCGTCAAGGTTTACGAACAGACCAAGCAGTTTCTTTGTTTTATTTCCAGTCTTAGTTGTACGTGTAAGACCTTCGAACTGTTCTGCAGTATAAATGGCAGATACATTAAGAGCTGCAGCAAGATCTGTTACAGAGCTGTAAATACGACGACCGTTAAGATCTCTTGCCAGAAGCATCTGATTCAGAAGATGCGGCGTACAGTAGAATTCCAGAGAACCGGAACCTTTATACTGTTCTCTTGAAAACAGAGAAGCGTTTACGATTGCTTCAGCGAAGACATAGTTTTCGCCAAAGTTTGCGCTGGTGTTCGTGCCCTGCAGTTCTTTCTTAGCAGCTGCAATATCAATGTCGGTATGAATGGTATACAGGTCATCATCATTCCAGATAGATCTGATATGTGACTCGTCAATCTTTTCTTCATCACCTTCAGCACGACCGTCACCAACCATGATGGCCATGGCGATTTCTTCATTAAGATTCATTTTCATGATGCCATACTGATACTCAACAACATCGAAATCTGTGATATCGATAATATCATCTCTGTGAAGAGAATCTTTACGATATACAGTCTGCGGATCTGTTGTTCTGGTAAGCAGAGAAATGTTTGGAGCATCTTTCTTCTTTTTACCCTTTACATAACCTGATGCTCTAAGTTTTTTATTACGAATATCTGCCTGACGAGTACGGATTCTGGAGATTGGAGATTTGTGAACTTTATTCATTACATTTCCAACCCAACCCTGATCTCTTGTAATGAGTTCCGGTGCACCAGGCTTTGTAAGCTGATACTCTGGAAACAGGGTTTCAATATCATCGATACCGTGTGTAAGTTCGGCATCATGCTCGTCTTTGTAGATACGGATTGCATTCTGCAGGCTACCTACGTTGCTGGTCTTAGCCATAGCAACAATAGATTCCTGGTCAGAATGAGTCAGTGTGTTCTCGTTGTTATGAGTTTCTTTGTCAAACACATTATGTTTCATTTCTTCTCCTCCTTCGGAATTGTGTTCTATTTTTTCATCGGATTCGTCGTCCTGATCGTCAGAGTCATCGGTTGCAAGAGCCTCACCAAGTAAATAAGAAACGACTTTTTTCTGTTTTTCATTTAATGATTCAAGGATATCTCCAACTGTTTCATCGTCAGATTTCTCAGAGTCATCTGATTTCTTTTCAGATTCTTCTTTTTTAGATTCTGCCGGTGATTCATCACCATGCCACAGACTGAACTCTTCGCCGGTATAAATGATTCCTTCATCAGCGTCAGCGTGCTCAAGTCCAATCTGACTGATAGACGCTCCCGGATTAGCAGGTGCATAAACAAGACTTACTTCACGAATAACGCCATGAGATACATTTTTGGCAGTATCCTGAATAAGCCCATTTGCATGAATGGACAATGATGTAATGTCACCATGCTCAACAAGTGCTTTAGCTTTCTGAGCATTATCGCTATCATTGAATGAGCAATATGCCATTACGCCGTCATCTGTATACTCAAGATCGGCATGACCAAGTACATTATCTGGGACATCGTGTCTATGATTCCAAATGAGCGGAACTCTTCGACCATCATCATCTTTAAATGCACCAGTCATGATGGTTCTACCATCAGTGCATTTCATGTTGGCTTTTGTTGCCCATCCAGCAAAGTCATACTTCTTCTTTGCCATTTTGATTTTCCTCCTTCGGTTGTACTTGTTCTGAACGGTCCGCTGCAGGTTCACTTAAGTTAGCATTCCTTAACTCATCAGCCTTAGGATCGTCAGACGGTTTCATTCCGATAACTTGGCGCATTTCGTTCTTCGTCATGATTTCATTTCTTGTGAATTTGTCTGCTATCTCAGCAATATCATTTACGGGAACTAACTTGAACGGATCTCTAAAGAATTGAATAGAGTGATTACGTGACCGAGCGGTCTTTGTTAAGAACTTTCGTTTCATTTCATCGACCATTGCTGATACAATGGGCTCAATTGAACGATTGTAGTAGTTCAGCATGGTCTTCTCGTCGGCTGTACCGTCCAGAATTGACTGGGTGATACCGAGCTGACTGTATAGTAAATTTGTAAGGTATTCGATCTGGGACATCAGGTTGTTGTCTACTGATCGGTTAAGCTGTGTAACTTTTTCGGCAGCATCAATGTAAGCGACACCGTATTTGGAGCCTGCCAATTGCATTTCAAGCTCTTTCTTTCGCTCTTTAGCTTGAGCGCGTTTAAGATCAGATTTAACAGTATACGGTAACTGCACAATCAAATCGAGCTTTCCGGAACCAGACTGCTCATCAATGGCATCCAGCAAATTGAGTTTTCGAATAAGTCTCTGCATCGTGGAGTTCGGTTCGTTCATAACTGCGAATAACGGATTTTCGATGATTGCAACTGTAGACTTTGGAACTTTAATATCCTCCTGATAACCTTTCTGAGCATTGTAAACTCTTACGAGAATATGCATTGGGTACCATTCCAAAATCTTTCCAGTTCTCATAGATAAAATTCCATAAGAGTCAGTAAGATCTACATCATCGTCAGTCTCAATAGGAACAAGGGCTACGCATCCTTCATCCATCATTGACATGACTGCATCTTGAATAAATGAACGTCCAGTTTGATCGATATTCGCTTCAAGACTCAAACATGTGTTTAACCCATCGTTAACGTCATCTTTATATCGACCTTCATTATCGAGTAATACGTGCCGAATATTAAGTGCTGCAACATCAAGTGCAATTCGGTTGTATACTGACGTAACAATTGATCGTTCGTTACCTCGACTAAATCGAACTCGATCTGGTCTAAATGAATATCCTGGCCCAGTATCGTATTGATACCGTGTCGGATCTCGATTAAATACATTCCAAGCTTTTTTAACTGCGTTAATTAAGCCCATTTTGTTCCTCCTTTGGGTAAAAAAAGAGACCATGCGTCAAGCATGATCCCTCTTTCTTGACTAATTGTTATCTGAATCCTGGTTTTTTACCATAATCTTTAATATGGTCCGAGATATATTTAGCTTCTTGATATCGGCCTTGATTTATTAAACCAGCTATTATTAAACTACTATATGCAAATATACACCTATATACTTCCGATCTACATTTTCTAATCGCCCAGATTTCATTTTTATTGTACTGCATATACGTTAACCAACGTCGATATTCTTCGACCAATTCATATCCAGTGCGAATTAAATCATCATTTGACCAGTTACCATAGCGTATACAACGCATACTATACCATCTTGAAAATTTCGCAATTGGTAATAAAATCAGCGCCATCACGTTTGCTATAGTATCCCACATATTAAATTTTTTGTTCATAAAAAGAACCTCCTTCATATAATTTTGTCATATAAGGAGGTGTAAAATATGCGAATAATATTCAATTGAAGTGCTTAAAATTCACCGACTTCTGTTTACTTTTTAATACTACTTATATTATAATAAATGCATCATAATATATAGGGAGGTACTTGTATGAAAAAATTACCAAAAGTGAATTCAAATTTCCTAATACCTTTAAGTAAAGTTGCTGGTGAAGGTAGTAAAGTTTTTGTAAATAGCTGTAAACAACTATCGCCGCATGTTAAATTAGTATTTGCTATCGTTGTCGATGATGTTGCTAAGAAAAGCGAGTACGCTCCTGACATAGTTGCGGTAAAATCAAAAACATCAGCTCCTATGCCGGTAGTTGCTAAATTATTTAAAATGAGTCCGTCTTATGCATACAAGCTCAATAAAAAATAGCTACTCTAAGCCGATGCTAACATAGTGTCGGCTTAATTTATATAAGCTCCGATACACAATATTATCAATGCTACTATAACTATTGTTCCCAAAACAATACCAGTTACAATATCACTTTTGCTCTCGTTTTTCTTATTTTCTCTCTCAGTGATTTCATGCTCGGTCGCTACTGCTCTTTTTGTTTTCTTCTTTATCTTTCTGAACTTCTTTCCAAGCATGGCTCTTGATTCGCTGCATGGTCACCTGGTCACTTTCATCAACCAGTTCTTTTGAACCACAATATGGGCAAACCTTTACATTCCTGGTTTCGTCAACATCCATAATTCCACCGCAATGCTGGCATTCCAATCGCTTTGTCAGCACAGGTTTTTCTTTTTGCGGTACTGGATGACCACAAACATGACAGAATTTTGCACTATTGAATAATTCAGCTCCACATTTTTCACATTTCATAACATCACGTCTCCTTCGTAAGATATGAATATTATAACAATGTAACATTAATAGCGCAACATACTATATATAGTGGTTTGCATTTTTATTATAACAAGGTATTGACTTTTTGACGAATTTGAGTATAATATCTCATACACCTCTTAAAGGGCTACGTAAAATAATAGAGGAAAGGAGCATTTATATGAACAATAGTTTATCTATGACAGACTTTCAGATGTGTTGTGCAGCTGTTGTTGTCTGTTATGCAATTAAACGTGTATTTGATTACCTTGATGATAAAGAAGTTATGATGACATATAGTCCGTCAACCGACCAAGTTGAACTGTTAACTTCTAAAAACTAAAGTAATGCCCTTACCTCTCTCTTCAACCATTATAATACGTAACCCTTTAAGAGATGTATGAAATACTATTAATCATTCAAATGCATCAATGTTTAATTTGTATGCAACATAGGCATCCATCATCGCCGCCACGGCATCAATCTTCTGATCATACCGTTTCTTTGACAATTTCCGGTTACCGTTTGTGTCTTCTATAATGATACAGTTTCCCATTGCGAACTTCATCAGTTCTTCATCGAAATAAAGTATTCGCTCTTCCGCCAATTTCTTTAATTCGCCAAGTGGTACTGACTCTGTTCTGGCTCCCTGAATTACTTTCTCTATACCGAAAGAACCATTCTCTGTCCCCCATCGTTCAACGAACTCTTTTGCATTATAAGGGTCATATCCAAAGCATTCAACATCGTACTCATGATCAGCAATGAACGCATCCAGATCGTCGTATACTTCCATCATGTTAAGGACAGTTCCAGGCATTACTTTCAAAGAATCTTCCTGTATGAACATGTCATATTTGACTCTCATAGCTGCTGGCAATTTTCTAAGAGTGACCTCAGAAATATAGTTTCGAGTCTTAACCCCAAACTTACCACCGCCAAGCGGAAATAAAAATGTAAATGCACAGAAGTCATCACCCTGAGATAAATCAGCTCCCAATGAGCAAGGCATTTGCCAGTAGCTTCGTTTCTTATGAAGTAAGGTTTCCTCGTAAGTGAAGAAATATGTCTGACCTTCCATTGGGATTCCAAATCTCTTTGCAAGAATGTCATTCCTGTTGGATGGTGAATTTTCAGCTTTCTCAACTGCCTGTTGATACACTTCATATGTAACAGTCTTATCGATGTTTGGATTTGCCTTTAGCCACATCTCCGGTTTACCAACTTCGTCGATGCTATCCAGTTTATACCACCAGATAGATGTGTGTGGATCAATGTAATCGCCTTTAAGGATTTTCATTAAATCCATTTTGACGGTATCACCTGATCCGTTTCGAACAGTTCCTTCAGAACTTGTCGCAATAATCAAATAGTCATCGTTCTTAGAGGCACCCTGTTCAATTGCTTCGATTGGATTCTCTCGGACATCAGCCGACAACCATTCATCGACTGTAGCTATCTTACACCTCAATCCCTGAAGTTTATCAATTGTCATTGGACGAATCTCAAGATATGAACCAGTAATGAAATTCTGAATACCAACTTTGGTAGATGCAAGCTTTTGACGGTTTGCTTTAGAACCGGTCGTGTTTTGTAAAGAACCTTCCGTCATATATTGAAACAATGGCCCTTTAGATCGGATGATAGCAGTTTTAAAAGGAGTCATAACCTCTTCTGCCTGCTTCATGGTAAAGGCTGTTGTGATTTGATGAGTTGTTGACGGATCGACCGTAAGATAATATGCCTGAATACAGGTATCATACAAAGATTTAGCAGCACCTCGTCCAACGATAAGGTACTGCTTAGTGATAAGACGCTTCTTGATTCGCTTCTTTACGTATTTTCCGCCATGCCCTGTTGGGTGCGGTCGATAGACCGTTCTCTCTTTGAAATAATACCAACAGAATACCTGCTCCCCCCATAATTTGAAGCTATCGAGAAGATGTAGATCAGAACCATCCGTAAGAGTCAATTCACTTTCGCAAAATTTAACCCAACCTTCTACTGGCTCTGGATCATAATACATAGCTGGATTTGCTATGAGATCATCTATTCGATGCATCTCCATCTCTATCTCTTTACAGATAGGTATGTCGCCTCGAATAACGGCCTCTCTAAACCGGCCGTAATACTTCGGGACGGCCTTGTTAGAAAGTGCCATATATTAGTTACCTCTTATTTATCTTTTTGTCCTTTTTTCGGATTCACAACTTCTTTACCTGCGATTTTATTGGTAAGTTCACCAGCCAAGTAAGTAGCAAGCTGACCACCAATATTATTACCAGCCTTCTCCAGTGATGACGTTGTTACACCAGTCATGGATTTCAGAAATTTTCTACCGGCACTAACTTTCGCTGGGTGAAGTTCACTGTATTTGCTCTTGTATTTAATCTCTAAATCCATACGATCAATTCGCTTTTTCAATTCGTCATCGGTTAATTTACTAATTTCTTTCGACGTCGGTGTCTTTGAAGCTTTTTTTGCTACTGTTTTTTCTTTATGCTTTGAAAGAAAATTTGAAATCTTTGTAGAATGTTTTTTACCAGACTTAATAAGACTACCATCGCGATTCTGATGACGGTGAATACCCCATTTCTGTCCTTTAACTCCATAGTGATAAAGCTCATCATCTCTAGTAATCATAAATTCAGTATCACCCATTTTGATCAGCCTCCTCCCCGGGATCAACCTGCATGTTTAAACGAGATTCAAGTTCTGTGGCTGACGCTTTCATAGCTTCAACCACAAAAGAACTCGTAGGCGGATCAAAGCCCAATCTGGTTTTTATATAAATGTACTGTTTTGCTCCTTCAAGTAGCTTGGAATTACCAAGGAACTCATCCCAGGTATCTGCAGCGCTTGAAACAACAAAACCATCTTTCGGTCCAACACCAAGCTGAACTAAAGTCATTATTGCTGAATTGATGTGAATGAGAATGTCATTGTTATAGACTTCTTCATCCGGGTCCATATCAAGCATACTCCTTATTGTTTTAAGGATACTCGTTTCCATTATTACCTCCTTCTCCACGGGCAAGTATCATACGGAGTCCTTTCCGGAGGTACTATTAATAGCAAACTCTCGTCACCGTAATGAATTGCATTGTGGGTATTCAAAGATGTGCAAATCAAATACTCTGGATCTAATAGAAATTCACTACTGTGATAAATATCATCGAGTGTTATTGGATTCATATGATGAACAATTAAAGTACCTTGAATCTCTCGATCAAGAATTCCTAAATCGCATCCCAAATCTCTGATGATTACGTCATTCCTAATAGATTTCCATAAATCAGATTTGAGAAATTTGTTACGGATATAACTATTCGAACCAAAAGTCTCATCTCCAACTACTCCACATAATTTTAAGTATCGATAACGTTCCTCGAATGTCGGTAACTTGATTAGCTCGCTATATGTCTTAATCGTAGAATTCCTCATCATCAGATTGTCCTTGATACGTGCTAAGAGCCCTGGCCGCATCAGCGTACAGGTCCCCAGTCTGTTTCGTGGAATGTATTTGATCAGTCTTAGCTGTAATTAATTCTTTCTGTCTCTCCAAAATTTCTTTTTCAATTTTCTCTTTGGAGGAACCTAATTTAAGAAAATGAACAATAACCTGTGAAGATGCTGTTCCATCCATTAACTGTTCTTTTGCCCTTTGCATAGCTAAATGGATGCACTGGTTTTCTTCTGCTTCCGGAGTTAATGCCGGGCGAATTTTTCTTGTAAGATCTGTTCCACTTTCTTTTTTTTTAGCCACAGTTACAACCTCCTTCACATGGGTTTGTTATAACTTTTAAAAGGATTTATAGGACTTTGTCTACACTTTTTCATCAAACCAGAACAAAAATACAGAAGGCAAAAATCAAAATTTACTACGGCGGTTATATTACGAAATTAGAAAGGAGTTCCACTTTCCTAAAAATCCTATAAACCCTTTTAAAAGTTATAACTATTTATCGTAGTATTCGAAATGATATCCTCTATGTGTTTTTTGTCGTCCTCGGAGACAATCGTTAATATGTCCTCCATTTCCATCTATAGCCCTAGCACATTCATCAAGAGTCTTATAAATTAGCCCGGTCTCTTTTATACGAATCGGCCTTCCTTTACGACCGCCGTTTGGATTGTGTTTACCACGCATTCCGTATGACGGATGTATTAATCCATTATCCCACGCGTGCCGACAATTCTCTTTTTTTGTAACCCATTCGAGATTTGTTACATTGTTGTTATACTTATTACCGTCTATATGATTTACTTCTGGCTTATTATCTGGATTAGCTATAAAAGCTTCTGCTACAAGTCTATGCACTCTACTTTTTTTACGTTTTCCATTAATGTATAAATCAGTAGCTCTATATCCTTTACAATCTCTAGTTGAATGGTCAATAGACGCACCAACACGTCTAATTCGTCCAGTATTCGATACCTCATAATTAGGATTATCGGAGACCGTCTTCCAAATTTCCATATCATACCTCCTGCACCCAATGTAGAATTTTCTCCGGTCTGTAAATATAAAAATTCCGCCAGAGAAAAAATGGAGGGTTCCAGTCTATTTTCATCAGCGCATCGTTATGCTCCATATAAGGAAGACGTTCT